TATCAACCACCGGAAGCGAGCAGTGGAAACTGTTTAAGAACGGCGCGGAATGGGATAGCGCAACAATTACGAGCGTCTATACGGGGGTCAATAGCGCGATAGGTTCGTTGAATGGAACTGGATCATTGTTTCCATTCGACGGCACTGTATCAGAATTGATTTCGTTACCCTCCGTCATCTCCACCACCGACCGCCAACTTCTTGAGGGCTACCTCGCCTGGAAGTGGGGGATTGAAGCCAGCCTTCCCACTGGGCACCCCTTCCGCAACACCCCACCAACGGTCTGAACATGAAATACAGAATCTTTCAGGCAAAGGCCGATGCTGAAAACGCAGCCCGAAAACTATACGCCGACGCTGTACGCACACGAGCGGATGAGTTTGATGGGGTGCTCGACGACTGGAACAATGGACGCGCCAAGGCTTCCGTCGATAATCTGCCCGAATCCCAAATTGACGGCGACAGATTCCCGCTTTATGGCAAGAATGCTGCCACGAGTGAATGGGAAGCGGAGCATGGGCATACAAAGGCATGGGCCATTCCTGTGCAAATTACTGACGGCCGCTGGGTGTTCCAGAGCCCGGACGACGAGGGCGTCGAGGCCGAGCCCGATTGGTGGCATGTCGCCGACCTGACGGAGTAGAGCCATGCTCCTCACGCTGCTCAACACCGCCCGCGCCGACGCGGAGATCGCGGACACGACCGCGACTAAGCGTTTCCCATATAATGCTTCTATTGATAGAATAGAAGCAGGTGGCCCTTATAGCTTTGGCAACATCCAACTTGTTTGTCGGTGCCTAAATTCTTGGAGGTCCGACACTCCGCTTGACGTCTTTGTAACTATTTGCAAAGCCATTGCTGAATTTCAGACCAAGAAAGAGAGAGAGGTAACTGATGGCTCGCAATCGCGACTATCGATAGCGAAATGAATACAAAAACTACCAAGGATCACCAGAACAAATTGCCAGACGTTCAAGCCGTAACAAGGCACGTCGGGCAGCCTTAAAAGCTGGTGTTGTCACCAAAGGATCAAGTGCCGACATCGGACATAAAAATGGCAATCCTCTGGATAATCGCCCATCAAATCTTGAAGCAGTGCCCAAGTCCGTGAACCGATCTTATCCACGAACCAAGACGGCACGTAAGCGCAACCCAAAAGACTAATGCAAAAGACAATTCAGAAAGACCTGCGGGGTGTGAAGGTTATGCTTTGCACCCCTGTAATGGATAAATTCACTGTTGAGTACGTTACCAGTCTCCTAAAGACTGTGCAAACAATGCTTCAATATGGGATTATTCTGACGCCCTTATTCAATGTTGGCGATAGTCTCGTTATGCGAAGCCGAAACAAGCTCGTTAGTTACTTTATGGACAGTGATAACGACTATTTGATGTTTATCGACTCTGATATCGGATGGGAACCAGAGGCAATCCTACGCCTGCTGGCCTTTGACAAAGATTTTTCCGGTGTCATGTACAGAAATCGGCATCAACACTACTCTCGATTTACGACAAACATCAAATTTCCAGTCAATCAGTGCCAAGATACAGGTCTTGTAGAGGCAAAACACATCGCCACAGGGTTCATGCTGCTGAAACGCAGCGTCATTGAAAAGCTTTTTGAAGCTCACCCTGAGCTAAAACTGACTGACGACAATGAAAATGACGCCGACCAGCACTACTACCGCCTGTTCGACACTGAACAGCGAGGTAACGTGATGTGGGGCGAGGATTTTACGTTCTGTAATCGATGGGTCGAAACAGGTGGAAGCATCTGGATCGACCCAAAGCCTAGTCTAAAGCACGTAGGTAAGACTTATTATGAGGGCAACTTTGAGGATGCCCTTAATGAAGCTATCAAGAAGGTAGAAAACTGATGGCAAAATCGCCAGCATGGCAACGATCTGAGGGAAAAGACCCTAAAGGTGGGCTGAACGCAAAGGGCAGGGCCAGCTACAACAAGGCCACTGGCGGTAATCTTAAGGCTCCTGCCCCAAATCCTAAGACCAAGAAGGATGCAGCAAGGCGTAAATCTTACTGCGCAAGGTCGGCTGGACAAGCAAAGATGTGGCCAAAGGCTGCCAAAGACCCAAATAGTCGTTTGAACAAAGCGCGGCGCGCATGGGACTGTTAACTTGTACAAAATGTAAAGTGGAAAAGCCAGCAACCCCGGAGTTTTTCCCCTTACACAATAAAAAGCACAACGGCCTAGACAGTTGGTGCCGACAATGCAGGTCTTCATATCGCAGTGAAATACGCCGAGGGCATTATAGGCATTCTACCTCCGATGACGATCTAAAAATTATGATCGCCTCACAGATTGAATGCATAATTTGTGGATCAGACGAAAAACTCGTCGTAGATCACTGCCATAAAACCGGGGAAGTTCGTGGTATGCTGTGCAATCACTGTAATCGCGGGCTTGGGCATTTTCGAGACGATCCGATGCTGCTAGAATTTGCGCAAGTATATTTAAAATACTTTGATTCAGAGCGGTCCACTGATGCCAAAGAGTACTTAGAGAGGCATTGCTAATGAAACCGGAACTAACGAAGCAGCAGAAGACATTTATCCAGCTTTTGCTTGATGAGGAGCTTAACGGCGACCCCAAACTGGCTGCTGAAATGGCTGGTTACTCAAAAGCAGACGTTACAACCATCCTAGCCGATCTAAAAGACGAGATTGTCGAGGCTGCACGGGCTAAAATCGCTGCTCACAGCGTAGAAGCCGCCCATAATCTTATCCTAGGTATGCGTAAACCTGCTGAACCGGGGCGTGAGACGGCGCTAAAGTACCTAAATAGTGTCCTAGACCGTGCGGATGTGAAGCCAACAGACAAAATTGAAGTCAAAAGCACAGGTGGCTTATTTGTGCTTCCTGCGAAAGACCCAAATTAATGATAAGTACGAGTAAACGGGGCCAAATTGCAGAGCATTTGTTTGTAGTATGGGCGCTTCGAAACAACTACGATGTATATGCGCCAGTTATCCAGAACCAAGAAGGGCATGACCTTATTGTTGACTTCAAAGATGGCAAAGGCTACAAAAAAATTCAAGTTAAGCTGGCATATATCAACGACACCGGCAATGGCAACGTGTACTTGCAAGTCAAAAACGGCGGCAATAAGTCTAGGGGCAGCAAAGAATATACTTACCCTAAGGGCGCCTACGACTATTTAGCCGTTGTTCATATCGACTCGAATAATATTTGGATATTTCCACAAGAAGATGTGATTGACCACAGGTGGTTGACGCATAGATATGATGATATACCAAGGCGCGCCAAAAATAAGGGCGTTGACTGGAATAGATACCATGTAGGTGAACTGACCTAATGGCTGTATTACGACTAAAATGGACGACACGAACCAAGAAAGGGAAGTATATTCCCTATGGTTGGGAGGTGTCAAAGTACGATCAGAAGCTTCTCATACCTCGTGATGACGTGCTAGAGAAGCTTTATGATGCTTATAAATACTGGAAATCGGGCGATTACTCGCATCGCAAGCTGGCCGAATGGCTAAATTCGATGTTTTCTGAGTCCCATCGCCCGGTCCACTACAACGGCTTGCTGTTCATCCTCCGACGAACATTCGCCAAAGACTTGAAGCGATACCGTGTCAAACCAGAAACCGCCTCTGCCGACGCCGAAACCAAGTGTGCGTAAAAAAGTCGCGCATGAGGAAAAGGCCAAAACACAGTTAAAAGAAAAACAGGCTAAGCTACGGGCTAACATTCGTAACGCCCGCAAACTAGCTGCCAAGTCAACGGCTGAACTTGATACCATCCTTGCTCAGCGTGGTGTTGTTGACAATAAGATCGGTGTCGTTACAGACGACATTATCTCAAAGCTGCCAATTGAACTGCGGGATACGGTCAAGGAAGAAGATATCATCTTTCGTCCTAACCCCGGCCCACAGACACAGTTCTTGGCGGCTACGGAGAAGGAAGTATTTTACGGCGGTGCCCGTGGTGGTGGGAAGTCCTACGCCATGCTGGCCGATCCGCTTCGCTACTGTGACAACAAGAATCACCGTGCGCTGATCCTGCGTCGTACGATGCCGGAACTTCGAGACATGATTGCCAAGTCACAGCAACTTTACCCAAGGGCCATTCCCGGCGCTAAGTGGCGCGAACAGGAAAAGGAATGGAGATTTCCGTCCGGTGCCCGTATTGAATTTGGTTACTGCGAAACTGATGTAGATGCCTATAGGTATCTAGGCCAGTCGTACTCGTGGATTGGTGTAGACGAACTGCCGCTGTTCCCGACTCCCGACTTGTGGAACTTCCTGCGTTCTTCGCTTCGATCACCTGACCCCACGCTGCCAACGTTCATGCGCGCAACGGGGAACCCGGGATGTATTGGGTCGGCATGGGTTCGGGAGATGTTTATTGATCCTGCGCCACCCAATACCCGGTTCACTATTGACATTGAAGTTCCCACGCCAACTGGCGTCATTCACAGTTCGATAAGTCGTCGGTTCGTACCGGCTACCGTATTCGATAACCCTTATATGACGTACGATGCTAGCTACATCACGATGCTAGCCTCGCTACCAGAAATTCAACGACGTAACTTCCTATATGGTGATTGGGATGCGTTTGACAACGCAGCCTTCTCCGACTTTAAAAAGGAAGTACACGTCATTGAGCCGTTTGAAATTCCGCACGGTTGGCAGCGTTTTCGGGCTGCGGACTGGGGGTATACCAGTCCTGCTTGCTGTCTCTGGTTTGCAGTCGATTACGACAACAACCTTTACGCCTATAGAGAGTTGTACGCAAACAAGCTGACGGCCGACCGATTTGCACAGCGTGTGCTGGAATTAGAAGAGGGTGAGTCAATTCGCTACGGTGTGCTCGACGCCTCGGCGTGGGCCAAGCGTGGTGAGGTAGGACCGTCTATCGCAGAAACAATGATTGCGAATGGTTGCCGCTGGCGGCCATCTGACCGCAGTCCAAACAGTCGAAAGAGTGGCAAGCTGGAGCTACATCGCCGCTTGTCTCTAGATGAGGAAGGAAGGCCATCGCTGTTTATTTTTTCAAACTGCCGCAACCTAATCCGTACTCTTCCTAAGCTTCCGCTGGATAATAATGATCCGGAGGATGTTGATACCACGGCAGAAGATCATGCCTACGACGCATTGCGTTACGGTGTGACCAGTCGCCCCAAGTCAATTGAAATGCCGTGGGACATGTCGAACCCGACGAGGCGACCGGGATATGATGTTGCTTGTGGGGTGTTTGGGTATTGATCACAAAACATTGTAAATGGTGTAATTGTGAAAAATCTATTGGGGACTTTCACAAGCACCCCGGAATGCGAGATGGCCGACTAAATAAGTGTAACACTTGCGTTGTATCTGCCGTCAGTGCATGGAGAAAAGCAAAGCCTAACGCACGATGTAAAGAGCTTAAAAAATGCGCTGTACGCTATAGGACAGATGCCGACTATAGAAATAAGAAACTGGTGCAGTCTGCCGCATGGGCAGCTCTTAATAAGGAGCGCATAAGGCTAAAAGCTAAAGAGCGGTGGCACAAGCATCCAAGATACAAAGCCCGTAAAGTCGCATATCGGTTAGGTAAACGTCACGCAACACTACCAAACATAGGACCAGAAATGTTTAACAGGCCGTATGAGTACGCTGCTCTAATGACCGAATTAACGGGTCAGAAATGGCACGTTGATCATATTGTACCATTAAACGGCAAGAGCGTTTGCGGTTTGCATGTTCCGTGGAATTTGCGCGCAATTCCCGCAATTGATAACCTACGGAAACATAATCATTTTACTCCGCATTAAGGCGGTAAGGAGATACAATGGCTACCAAGAATTTTAGCCCAACTGCTGACTACTCAAAGGTCAGCCCTGTTTATGAGAATGCAGCCAACAATGGCAAGGAGTCACTTGCCCTACTTGGTCAGGCTACATCAAAGGTCAGTGCTACCTACGAGAACGCTGCAAAGCGCGATGGTGGCAAGGGCGTTGATAAGGCTTTCTGGGCTTCTGCCAATACCAAAGTAACTGGTAACTAATGAACTCATTTCTTCCGACTGATGACGAGACTTCGGCACCAGCGGTAGACGTACAGGTAGCCTTGGATGACGTTTCAAGCGTCGAAAAGGCTATCGTTACGCCGGAACGGACAGATATCGTTGCTTACATTGAGGAACGGTTCCGGCGTGCAGAAGATGCCCGACGCAACGATGAAGATCGTTGGCTACGATCCTATCGTAACTTCCGTGGCATCTACGGACCAGACGTACAGTTTACCGACACAGAGAAGTCACGGGCATTTATCAAGATCACCAAAACAAAGGTCATGGCGGCTTACGGCCAGCTTATTGACGTTTTGTTTTCCGGTGGGAAATTTCCTATCAGCATTGAGCCTACTGAACTTCCAGAAGGAGTTGTCGAGCACGTATACGTAGACCCACGCGAACCTAAGTCTCAGCCGGAAGAAGCACCTGCCCCCATTGATCCATACGGCTTTGCCGGGGATGGTCGTGAGATTCCTGCTGGTGCCACGCTTACACAGCTACTAGGTCCGCTACAGGAGAAACTTAACGGCCTTGACGTTAAGGAAGGTGTTGGGCAGACACCATCTGCAATTACATTCAGCCCTGCTCTCGTTGCAGCTAAGGCCATGGAAAAGAAAATCCATGACCAGCTAACAGAGTCTCAGGCTTCTGTCCATCTTCGTTCGTTTGCACTTGAAATGGCCCTGTTTGGGGCGGGCGTTATGAAGGGTCCGTTCGTGCATCAGCGCGAATACCCACAATGGGACGCAGAGGGTAACTACACCCCTGTCCAGAAGCAGCGCCCACAAGTCGCACAGGTCCGTATCTGGGATGCGTACCCAGACCCTGAGGCCACGAGCATGTCCGATGCAGAGTACTTTATTGAGCGCCATAAGCTGTCAAAGTCTCAGCTTCGTGAACTAAAGCGTCGTCCTTTTTTCCGCCGCAAGGCTATCGAAGCCCTCATTGAAACAGGCTACAACTATAACAAGAAGTGGTGGGAAGACGATCTGACGGAGACTGAAACCGTCAACTTCCTAGAGCGATTTGAAGTTCTTGAGTATTGGGGCTACGTCGATACAGAGACAGCAGAAGAGGCTGGCCTAGAGATTCCATCTGAGTTCAAGGATATGGATCAGGTCCAGATCAACGCTTGGGTCAGTGGTAATCACATCCTCCGTCTCGTCTTTAATCCGTTTAAACCACAACGCATTCCGTATCTTGTATGTCCTTATGAGCATAATCCATACAGCTTCTTCGGTATCGGTGTAGCTGAGAATATGGAAGATACTCAGACGCTTATGAACGGCTTTATGCGGCTAGCTGTTGACAACGCTGTACTATCAGGAAACGTCGTCTTTGAGATTGACGAAACGAACCTAGTTCCGGGTCAGGATTTCAAACTGCATCCCGGTAAGATGTTCCGCCGACAAGGTGGTCAGCCGGGCACTTCGATCAACGCCATCAAGATTCCTAACATCACGAATGAGTTGATGTTGATCTTTGACAAGGCACGAAACCTCGCTGACGAAGCCACGCTCCCATCTGTTACCCACGGGTCGCAGAATGCGGGCGGTGCAACCAGCCTACGTACGTCGTCTGGAATGTCTATGCTAATGGGCGCTGCTGGCGTTACCATTAAGACTGTTGTCAAGAACATTGATGATTACCTGCTACGGCCTCTAGGTGAAGCGTTTTTTGCCTTCAATATGCAGTTTGATTTCGATGAGAAAATCGTCGGTGATCTGGCCATCAAGGCACGCGGTACTGAAAGCCTGATGCAGAATGAGGTACGTAGTCAGCGGCTTATGACGCTGATGCAGGTTGGAACCAATCCAGCACTTGCACCGCTGATCAAGTGGCCGTACGTGCTTTCGGAAATTGCTAAGTCTCTGGACCTTGACGCTGAAAAGGTGTCGAACAATCCAGACGAGGCCATGCGACAAGCGCTTCTAATGCAGAGCATGGGTATGAACCCCCAAGGCGCTCCCCAAGAGGCTCCTGCTGGCGCAAACCCCATGGACCCGACAGGGGCAGGGGGCGGTAATCAAGGCACTGGCGGTGTTCCGCAAATGGGTGAGCCGGGTTTCACTGGCAATGACTTAGGTGGTGGTAATGGGCAAGGACCAAGCAGCGCGGCTCCTGCCGTTCGTTAACAACGAACTGTTTGATCGTTTCGTAGAGTTTATTGAAGATGAATATCAGCGCACGGGTACCCAACTGGACCGTGCGACTGAGGTTCGTGACATTCGTAATCTACAAGGCAAGCGTGAGTTACTTCGATATCTCTCACGTTTGCGCGATCATGTAAACGATGCGTCACGGAGATAAGATGGAAGATTTAGATGCAATTGCTAATCGTCTCCCAGAGTTGCTGCAAGCCGCAACACTACAGGAACTAGAAGCACTTTATAAAGAGGCTATTGAAGCCGGGGAAGAGACTCAAGCTGGTATGGAACAGCTAATCCTCGCTGAAGTAGAGCGTCGAGGCGGGCCAGAAGCTTTCCTGCAAGAGCCGACTGCAGAGGAAGAGCCAGCCCCAGAACCAGCACCAGAGCCGGAACCTGCCCCTGCTGCACCTAGCTTCATGCAGATGCCGCAGCTACCACAAGACCCCAACCCACTGAGTGTTGGTCGGCAGATGGCAGCGGGCACACAGGCTGTGCCAAATACACCTGTCGAAGCCAATCAGATGCTTGGCGGTAAGCCAATGGGTTTTGCCGAGGGCGGTCTAATGGGCGAGCCGGTTGATATGGTGGAACAGGCCGATGGTGAAATGGAGGAAGTTCCTCCCGGCTCACTTCCTGACGAAGTTAAGGACGATGTTCCGGCTTTCCTAAGTGATGGTGAGTTTGTACTACCTGCTGATGTGGTTCGTTGGCACGGACTAAAATCAATTTTACAGCTACGTTCTGAGGCGAAAGAGGGCATGGCCCAAATGCAAGCCGAAGGACAAATTCAGTCACCTTCGCAACAGGGTCTTATGGGTTCTGAATACGAAGATGAAATGGACGACTGATACATCTGACATAGGGGGACATATGAGTGAAGTTATTAGACCTAATTCTTCTTGTGTGTCTTCCTATCGTACTAATTGTAATTCTTAACATCATACTTATACTTTAGGGCTACTCGCTGAGGCGACCCCCATAACAAGGAAAAGAATTTTGACCAATAAGACTGTAAAGCCAACTCCGTACAAGAACGCCTATCATCAGTTCCTAGATGACGATGATACGGTACAACCTGATGTAAAGGTTGATACGGCTACGGAGGAGGTAGAGACAGGCAATCCGCCAGCACAAGATACGACGGATTGGCAGAAGCGTTACTCTGATCTTCGGCGCTACAGCGACGAGCAGAACAAACTTCTGCGCAATGAGCTAAGCGATGTTCGACGCCAGCTAGGCGATGTAACCCGTACACAGGTTCAACTTCCGGCCACTGAGGAAGAGATTGACGAGTGGGCTAAGAGCTATCCTGAGGTGGCAAAAATTATCCAGACTCTTGCCATTCGTGAGGCTCGTAAGGTCGAGGAAGTTGCTCTAGGCCAAGTTGAAGACCTAAAGCGACAGCGGCGTGAGGCCGAGTTTGAGGCTGCTCAGTCTAAGCTGCTTACATACCACGCTGACGCCATGGACCTTCGCCGTGATCCCCGCTTTCACACGTGGGTCAAGGAGCAGCCCGCACTGCTTGTAAAGCCACTTTACGACACTGAAACGTTTGACGCCCGTGCTGTTGCACGAATCATCGACCTTTATAAGAAGGACGTTGGTCTTGACAAGCCACGTTCAAAGAAGAGCGACGATGCAGAGGCAGCCGGTGCTGTACGCGGTGCTCGTGGTGGCGAGCCGCCAACTGCTGACAAGAAGTTCCGCTTCTCAGAGTCACAGGTTAAGAAGATGAGCAACCGTGAATACGAGAAGTACTCCGACGATATTGATGATGCAATTCGTGACGGAACATTTCTTTACGATTTGACTCGCAAGGCTTAAAATAGTTCTTGACAAATTTATAAATTTGTGTACATAATGCTAACAGTTTACTTGCGGACTTGACACTAGTCAGGTCCGCATTTAAGACAACACTTTTAAAGACTACCTCACTAACAGGCCCCTTTACTGGACTACCCTGCCAACGAGCCTCTGTAAGAAGTGTGTGTCTATGAAAATAGCCATACATTCATTTTGGAGGTTCTTATGGCATTTCCCGCAGCCCCCGGCTACGGCAACCTCCCTAACGGTAACTTTAGCCCAACGATCTTCTCACAGAAGGCACTAAAGGCATTCCGTAAGGTTTCGGTTGTAGAGGATATCACAAACACCGATTACTTCGGTGAGATTGCAAACTACGGCGACTCAGTTCGTATCATCAAGGAGCCAGACGTTACGGTCGTTTCGTACGCCCGTGGCCAACAGCTAATCCCACAGGACCTGCTTGATGACGAGCTTTCGATGACCGTCGATCAGGCAAACGCATTTAGCTTCCTAGTTGACGACATTGAGCAGAAGCATAGCCACGTAAACTTTGAGACTCTTGCCTCAAATCGTGCTGCTTACAAGCTTAAGGATACTTTTGATTCCCATATTCTAAACCACATGGCAGTCAACGCAGGTATCGTTTCTGGTCTTGGTACCACGTCTGCTGCAATTGAGGTTCGTACTGGCGCTACTGGCGCTACTGAGTTCACCCCACTCTCCATTATGAACCGCGTTTCGCGTCTGATGGATCAGGCCAACATCCCTGAGGATGGTCGGTTCTGGGTGGCTGATCCCATCTTCTGGGAGCAGATGGGTGACGAGAACAGCAAGCTGATCAATCGGGACTTTGTTGCTGATGGCGACATGCTCCGCAATGGTCGTGTCACTGCCAACCGCATCCGCAACTTCACCTGCTACAAGTCGAACAACCTGCCTGTTGGCGGTACTGGTTCGGCTGCAACTTCTGGCGGCACCAACTACGGCACCATTGTCGTAGGTCACATGTCTTCGACTGCGACCGTGAGCCAGATTGCAAAGACCGAAACGATCCGCTCACCTGACACCTTTGCTGACGTTGTTCGTGGCCTACACCTCTTCGGTCGTAAGGTTATCCGTCCAGAGGCTCTAGCGACTGTTCGTTGGCAAGTTGGTTCGTAAAGGAGTATTGATTTATGGGTACCCATGTTGCTAAGCAGTACCGCCCCAACGTTTACGTTGCTGAGCGGTACCTTGATCTTCGCCTTCCTGCTTTTGCACACACCGCTGGCGCTCTTCCGTTTACCGTAACTGGTATTTCGGTTCCTGCTGAGTCAATCGTACTAAATGCTGGTTATGAGGTTGTTACCGCCTCGACTGGCACTGGTACAGGCGCTATCTCAGACGGCACCACGACCTTCGTAACTGCTACTGCTCTGTCAGCGGCTGGTTACAAGACCCTTGGTGCAACACAGAAGGTGTTTGCTACTTCGGACACACTGGACCTTGTGATTGCTACGGTAATCGGAACTGACTCCGTGGTTCGTCTTTTTGCAACTATCGTTGACGTGGAAGATCGTCCGCGACCTGTTGCTGCTTCCTAACGGAAATGAGGGTAGTCCAGCCCAACGGCGGGGCTACCCTTTTTTTATAGGCTGAAATGGCGCTCACATTCCTTGATCTTACGAACACCACGCTGCGCCGATTAAACGAAGTTGAACTTACGCTGGACAATTTCGCTACCGTAGTAGGTGTTCACTCACAAACAAAAGACGCTGTTAATGCGGCTATTCGGGACATAATTGATATGCACCCCGAATGGCCTTTTATGCATTCTAGCTATACTCAGACACTCGTCGTCGGTACGCAGGAATACGCGCTGCAGACTTCCACAGACAAAGTGGATTGGGACAGCTTCCGCATCCTCCGTGACGATGCGAACGAGATTACGGCAAGTTACCTTAAGGCTATCGACTATAATCAATGGCTACAGCGTCGGTATGAAGAGGATGCACAGCGCAACTCAGACAATCACGCAAAGCCAGTTTACATTTATCGCACACAGAATGATCGCTTTGGTGTAACACCAACGCCTGATAAGGCGTATCAGGTTCGCTACGAATATTGGATCACTCCGGTTGACCTAGTTGACTACGACGATGTTGCAGTAATTCCAGATCATTTTAAGAACGTTATTGTCGATGGTGCTATGTACCACACCTATATGTTTCGTGAGAATTTTGAGTCAGCCCAAAACGTCTTTGCACGGTTCAAGATCAAGACTGATCAGATGCGCCGTAAGCTGATTCCTCATCCCGATGCAATGCGAGATACGCGAGTTAAGTTCTAATGCCTGATCGTTTCAAAACGTTCCCCGTAGAGTGTCAGGGGGGTTTGTATGTAAACGCCAGCCCTCTTGACCTTGCACAAAAAGTGCCGGGGGCTGGAACGATTCTTCTGAACTTTGAGCCAGATACACGTGGTGGCTATCGGCGTATCAACGGTTATACGAAATACAGCACGACAGAGGTTACTGGCGAGGGCCGTGTCTACGGTGTTGGCCTAGAGTATGGTCGCGTGTATGCTGCGCGAAAAACTGTTGGCGCTGCTACTTACGACATCTACTACTCAACAGGCACCACATGGACAAGCGTCCTTACTGGACGTACGAACATCGCTGCAAACCAGCGTGTGCGATTTGTAAATTACAACATTACAGCCCCTTTTCTAATGGTGACTGATGGTACGAACCATGCACTGAAAGTGGCATCAGGCAGCACTACTGTCATCAATGGCACTGGTGCTCCTGCTGATCCCAAGTTCGCTGCTGAGTTTCGGTCGCGTATCGTACTGGCTGGATACAGTTCCAATCCTGCTGCAGTTATCCTGTCAGAACCCAACACCGACACAGGATTTCGCGTTTCTCATGGCGCTATTGAGTTTAACGTCGGTGATGAAATTGCAGCTATTCGCTTTCATCGTGACGCGCTCTACATCTTCTGCCGAAACAGTATCAAGCGACTTGTCGGTAAAACTTCATCAGACTTTGCTGTCGAGGAAGTTACGCAGCGGCTAGGTCTGTATGCAGATGATACGGTTGAGGAAGTCAACGGCGATCTGTTGTTTCTAGCTCCTGACGGCATTCGTCCAGTCAGCCAGACAGAGCGGGTGGATGATGTTGAGCTAGGTACAATTAGCCGATCCATTCAACCGATTGTGCGTGAATTGATTGATATCTATGCCTCCAACGAGTTTGTAGCTGTTCCAATCCGTGCCAAGAACCAGTATCGACTGTTCGCATCTGACCCTGATATCGGTGATGGCGCTACACAAGGCATCCTTGGCGGTCTTCGGAATGCGCAGAATGGCCTGACGTGGGAATGGTTTGAACTGACTGGTATCCGCCCAAGCTGTTGTGCAGCACGAATCATCAACAGTGACGAACTGATTGTTCACGGCGGCTACGACGGCTTTGTGTATCGCCATGACACAGGTAACAACTTTAACGGCGGTGACATTGAGTGGGTTTACACAACGCCATTTTATGATGTTGGTGATCCTACGATTCGCAAGGCTCTCTACAAACTGGACGTATTTTTCCGCACTGAGGGTGCTGTAGGCGGTACGATTCAGACGCTGTTTGATTACGATTCACCGACTGTTGTGTATCCGCCCCCGATCAACTTTAGCATTGGTGGTAACAACGTAGCAATCTACAACAATCCTTTTTCTCTTTATGATACTGCTGTGTATGATGAAGGACAGAATAACAAACCTACCTACAATCTAATTGGCTCTGGTGTTTCCTTTGCCTATCAGTTTGCAGGAGCGGACCAAAATCCGCCGTTCACTATTCAGTCCCACGTCACACAGTACAACGATATGGGTAGACGATAATGGCAGGTTATGTACGGCAATCTGCTGCCTTGATTGTGGCCGGTCAAACTATCCGCGCTGCACATCACAACGCAGAGTACAATGCGCTACAGACGGCTTTCAGCACAGGTAGTGGACACAAGCACGATGGTACGGCAGGAGAGGGCGCTTACGTACCTCTTATTCGAGAGGGCGACACGTACATTGAAGTTGACGATACTGGCACTGGCCTAGCTCGTTTTGTAGTAGATGGTGTTACACAAGCACAGCTTATTACACCATCTGTGCCGACGAATAACAACGAACTCGTTACGAAAACTTATGTAGACGGGGTTGCGTTTAACACATCACTACCGTCTCAAACGGGTAACGCAGGTCGGTTTGTAACAACAAACGGTACTACTGCGTCGTGGGCGCTGCCGTTTGCAGATCAGACTGGTAATTCGGGCCGTTTTCTTACTACAAACGGGACAGCAACATCGTGGGCACTTCCCATTGCCGACCAGACCGGTAATTCTGGCCGTTTTCTTACGACAAATGGCGCAGTAACATCCTGGGCATTGCCGCTTCCTGATCAAGCCGGCAATAGTGGTCGTTATCTTACGACCAACGGTTCTGCGGCTTCTTGGGCCAATGTTTTTGGTGGTTCCGGATCACTTACGACTGCCACAACTCTAACGTCATCATCATCCCGTGTTCAGTCCGTAGCAATGACAACTGACGCGCAGTCCGTCACTCTTCCTAGTGCTACGACACTACTGACCGGTGGCCCGCAATTTATCCTAACTAATACAGGTTCACGCACGTTTGGAGTACGCGATACTGCTGGAACCCTGCTCGCCGCCGTTCCGGCCGGCGGGGTGGCCGAGTGCTACCTGCGGGATAATACAACTCCTGCCGGCACTTGGTCCGTCTCCGGCCGCGACCTCCAACCCGCCCTGACGATCTGCGACGCGACGCTCGCCAGCACGTTGACGCAGACCGTCGAGGTGGCGGTGCGGCTGACGGACACGTTGAGCCTCCACTTCGCGCGCAACGCCTCGGGCCATCCGTTCGTGTTCGCGGTGGACCACTCGACGGCCCCGGCGACCGTCGGAACGGCGGTGCTGATCAATGCCACAAGCGGTTCCATTATCAGTGCCTTCCGCATCAGCAACACGAAGGCTTTCATTGTCTGCTCGTGGAACAGCCCGGCACCGCTCTACAACATCACTGTGAGTGGCACGACTTGCACGGTTTCATCCGGGGCGTCGTCGGGGTTGTGGGTTAACGCCACGTTCACTGGTGCACCGTTAATCGCGCAATGTGGTGCAAACATCGATCAGTTCGTCGTGCTGTACGCAAGTGGAACCACCATCGGTGCCCAAGCCTGTGATGCAAGTGGTACAAATCCGACAGTGGGCACGCAAGTCAATATCTCAGCGCTCGGGTCGTCGGACGTCGGCGTCAGCGGCATCTATCGCGTGAGCGACACGACCGCGCTGGCGATCTACACCGACAACAGTGGCACCGCCGGCACTCCATTCTCGATCCGTGCGGTCGTGCTCTCGCTTTCCGGCACGACGGTCACAGTCAACACGCCGGCCGGGTTGAACGACGTGACCACTCAGGGATCGATGGCGCTGGCCAACTGCCAGCTGTCGGCGACGTCCTATATCGTCGGCTTCCTGGACGCGACGAACAGCGATCGCAGCGCCGTTCACATCGGCGTCTCCGGAACGACTGTGACTTTCGGCACCAAGTTTGCCGTCGAAGTCGGGACGTTCGGCGACAACAACACCTTCATGGACGGGAACTCCAACCGGTTCCAGCCGTTGCTGTATCCTTTGTCTGCTACGACCGCTTTGTACACTTACGGCGATAATGGCGCCGCGGATCGCCATGTCGTCCTGACGAATAGCGGCGGAACTCTCACCGCGGGCACCATTCTGTATGGACTGTGCAACTTCGCGGCCGGCGGAAACTTCCCTCAAGCGAGCGATGGATTTCTCGCCTACAGCGCGGTGACGAGTGAGAACTCTTTCTCCGCGATCACAATCTCGGGAACCTCGCTTTCCGTAACTGGTACGTTCATCCGCGCTGATGTGATGCCTCAGGCGACCGCGGCTGCAATCTTCGGCTTGTCGGGTGGCGTTCGCGGGATGCAGCAAGGATCGGTGGGGTTAAACAGCTATGCGTATTGGAACCTGTTCCGGTTCCGCGCGAATGCCGCGCCGCAGTTCCTAGGGTCCGTAGCACTAAACGATCGCGCCCGGAACACGGCGAACACCCCTGTCGAAGTGGCGGCAAATAAAGTCGCCATAACCGGCCCGTCCATGACCGGCCCGAACGCAAGCGATACCTACGTCAAACTGTCCATCCTGGAGTTCGCCGCATGACCACCCTCATCCTCGCCGGCGAGGTGATCGTCGCCGTGGCGAGCCTCGTTGAGACGACCGAGAGTAAAATTGCCAAACACAAATATACTATGGAGAATTATAATGGCTGTTAATATTGTTGTCGCTAATAAAATACTTATTAGCGTTGTAGAAAACTATGATATTACCGAAACAGCCGTTGTATCCACAGAAGGTATTTTTCCTTTTAACGCCGGTGTAACAGGGGTCGTAAACGTAGCTGAACTCCCTTCGGATTTTTGTATCTCCAAGTACGAATATGAGGAGGGGCAGCTAGTACGGCTGCCCGATCCAGAACCGGCGCCGACTACAAAGACAGAAGCTCAAAAACTTTTGGCGGAACTAGATAAAAAATTCGACCCCCGCTGGTTTGAAGATTTAGTAACCGGCTCGCCTATGCATGACAGATATGTTGCGTGGTCTTCTCGTCGGGAGGAACTACGAGAGATTATTAGGAATGGATAAATAAATGTCAGAGTACAGTACGGAAGGCGGTGGCAATCCATTTGGTGATCCTGCCGACTCAAAAGCGGAGGCAATGGACAAAGACAGCCAGTCCGTAACTGGTCTTGGCGAATCTCCCGGCGCGTGGAACGACTATTCTGATAACGCAAAAGGCAGTGGTCCGGGCGATGCCAACATTGGTGGCGCGCCTGAAAATAATCTAAAAACCACATCTGCAACTGACCCCAGCAAAGAAACAGAGGAAGAAAAGAAGGCTAAAGAAACCTTCAAAGCTACCGTTCCTACAGTCGGCGGTCAGGATATTAACGCGTACATGCAGGGTCAGGCTACTGATCCTCGTCTACCTGCCGGGACACAGATCAATCCTGCAATGATCTACGACAGTCCCGGTATGAATGTTGCCAACGCTGACACTCTTCTAAATCCTAACGCTGCCCATCAGGCACAGGTCCATCTTGCTACAGCCACGACAGCCAAAGCCCCTGACAAGGTTGATGCTGCTACCTACGACGCTGCGACTATCGGTAAGGACGTTCCTCAGGCCGAAGCTGCTCAAGGTACGATGGACAAGATGGCTACCGTACAGGGCCAGCTATCCGGCCTTATGGAACAGTTTGAAGGTGGGAATAAGCCGGTCTGGGCACGGGCTGCAATGGAAGCCGTCGAGAACACGATGGCTGGTCGTGGTCTGGGTGCCAGTTCTCTAGCCGCTGGTGCGATTGTAGAAGCTGCAATGCGATCTGGTATCGACGTTGCCAAGCTAGACGCACAAAGCTACAAAGAACTTATGCTGGCTAATCTAAATAACCGCCAGCAGACAAATCTCGTAAACACACAGCTACGTTATCAGGCTATGGTTTCAGATGCGTCTATGGTGAACGCTGCAAAGCAGTTCAACGCCACTTCGCAAAACCAAGTCGGTATGTTCAATGAAAGCCTAAAGTCTGACATTGAAAAGTTTAACGTGCAGCAGGTTAACGCCATGGCTCAGTTCAACGCTGGCCAGCTTAACGCTGCAGAGCAGTTAAACGCACAGCTTCGTGAAAACCGGGCACAGACCTACGCCAAGATGCAGACTGAAATCAATCAGTCTAACGTCCAATGGCGTCGTCAGGCCAACATGGCTAATACTGCCATGATCAATGCTGCCAACGAAACCAACGCAATGAACTTGCTTGGTATTCAGCAGACGGCATTGAACAACGTCTGGCAAGCCTATCGTGACGAGGCAGCTTGGGCATGGACTTCGGGCGAGAATGAACAGACTCGCGCCTACAACATGGCTATTGCCGCAATGGATCGTGACTATGCAAGTAGCGTCGGCACCAAGAACAAGCAAAATGCTCTGTATGGTGCTGCCGGTACTTTCGCTATCAACCTACTGGATAAGCTACTATAATGTTTGGATCAATTGCAACTGCCGTTATTGGCGCTGCTGCTAGCTCTTTTGGAAAGAGCAAAGGTGGCGGAACTCAAACCGTTCCACAAGAGGAAATGCCACGTCTCAAGACGCTTGGTATGTCCACCATGAGTCGGCCTATTGAGAGCACACAAACACAGCCAGCCAAGCTAGCTGATTATGATCGGATTGAGCAGAAGTGGCTTGGCCGCATGAACGCTTTTAGGAGCCTTGATTAATGTTTGAAGGTCCAATTCCTCTACAGTCTTTGACAACTCCTCCGGGTGGCTCACCTTGGGAGCAGCCTCCCCGGCATGTTCGTGTTGACGAAGCTGCTGAGGAAATCTTTGAGCGCATCACCAATCCTGAGTCGGCAGCACAGCTATTTGCGCTGCTTGACTCTGGGATGAGTATCGAGGCTGTCACACGTATTATTCTGTTCTCTGGTTTTGTAAAGGGTCACTGGAACGTTGATCTAATGATCCTTCTTATGAAGCCTGTCTATTACATGATTGCAGGATTGGCTGAGCGAGCCGGTATCAAGGCACGTGGTCCTGAGAAGGATCGCACTGCCTTAGACGATATCATGGACGATCTGACCGATCTGAAGGCGTCTGAGCCGCAAGAAGACGCACCTACACCTGCACCAGCCCCTTCTAAGCTGGCACCAACTGGCGGTCTAATGGGCTTGCCCACGGAGGAATAATTGTCTGGATTTACATCATTTCTGACGGGTGCGCTCAATCAGATGAACCGTATGCACGAGGACGAGCGGGATAACGAACGTCGTTTTGCAGAGAAGTATGCGGCTCGTTTTGATGAGGCTTTGTCCGTCTACCGCACCAAGTCGGCGGCTGCTGATGAACGCCGCAAGCAAGGTGAGGCCATGCGTATGCAGGGTGTTCCTGATCCTGTCATTCGACAGATCATCCGTGGTCAACTCAAGCTGGAAGACTGGCAAGAGGGACGTGTCAAGCTTCGGAGCGGGCAGGTTATTGAAGCCGGTGCCCCTGATCCTGTCGTTCCTGACGGCCTAAGGCAGTCGCTTGCGCCTCAGCCAACTGGCCCAAGTGTGCCGGGGCAGGGTGCTCCTGCGCCTCGTGGGGATGATGTTTCCCAAGCTGGTCGTATGCTCTTTGGTCGCCGGTCTGGCCAGGAACTTATCGCTGCTGGTCGTCGGGCTACAGGTATGGAAGATGGCATGATTGATCAGGTCATGTCTGGCAAGACACCTGATCCTGCGGAGTCGTTCGGCGGCGATCCTAACGCTACTGTCACGGTACAGGGTGATCCGCTGGAAATCCTCGCTAAGCGCCGTCTACAGCCGGATGATTTCAAGGATCAGCCATCGTTCCAAGCTGCTATCGCTGCCCTTCGTGAAAACCCAAGTGCTGATATCAGCCAGTACATTGATCCGGAAGCTAAGGCACGTCGGGCTGCTGGAAGCCGTCAGGAACCTGCTAGTGCATGGCGTGAGAAAGAGATGCAGCGTCTCTACCAGATTATGTACGATCAAACCCAAGCTCCCGGAGCACGGCAAACGGCGCAGCAGCAATTCAATACGCTGACACGTATGACACCGAGTAACCAGCTTACACAAGGTATGCTGAATGAGGCTGGCATTCTTCCGGGTTTAGGCCCGTCTGATACACCGGCACCTACAGCAGCCGCACCTGATCCTACACAGGTAAAATCTGCAGCAGATCAAATTGCTCAGCAGAACCCGAATGATCGGGCAGCACGAGCAAGGGCTGTAGCAGGTTTGCCAGAGCCAATGCGTCGGCCAGTTGTTGATGAACTAAGAAAGATGGGAATGTAACGTGGACGAATATGATCAAGTCCTAAACGCTAGCACAGGTACCGTGCCCGATGAGTACGACCTTATCGTGCCCGGTGCCAAGACAAGCTTTAAAGACCTTTACAAAGATAATCAGCTTATTGATGTAGCCCGTAGCTACTTCTCTCAGCGTGATGGACGTGATCTATCTCAGGCTTCTCCTGAGGAAGTTGCTGATCTGTTCGTGTCAGACCGTACTTGGAAACAATCCAATACGGTTTCGATCCTGCGTGAGTTGAACTACATCACTGGCGGAACCGTAGATGAAGCCGACGCTGCCCAAAAGCAGCGTTTGGCTTTTTTGCGTAAGCGGTGGGATGAACTACCCGGCTTGTTTGATAAAGGCGGTCGTGGCGTAAGCGGTGCGCTTTCCAACGTGTGGCGCGGTGCCCTAGACCCATCCATCGTAGCTGGTGGTGCTGCTGGTAAAGCTGCATCAACGCTTGTTGGTAAAGGCGCTGCAACAGCCGCAGGTATTGCTGCCGGTACTGCTGTCGATGCCGGTATCAGTGCTGGCGTTGATGCTGCCAATCAGCAGGTTGATGTAGAGACTGGTCGTCAGACTGAGGTTGACCTTGGCCAAGCTGCTGTAGCTGGTGCCATTGGCGGTGCTGCGTCACTTGGTGGTCAAGCCCTTGCCTCATGGCTCAACGCTAGGGGAGCTGGGAAGGCCGCTGGTGAAGTTGCAGAAGAGGTTGGTACTCCTAAGCCTACTTCCGCTGAGCGCGCTGCTGAGGCCATTGCAGGGGTAAAAACGGACAATCCTGCAATCGTAGCTACAGAGGCTCTGATCAGTGCCCGTAGTGGGCAAGGTCCATCTACTACACCCGCCATGAACTTCTCCACGATCAAGAACGATACCGATATCGTCAAGGCCATGAAGGGCCTGATTGATATCAACGGTAACTATGCTGATCCGGATGCAGTTCGTCGTGGTACGGTTAGTACGGCACAGACGATTCAAGACGCATTCTCGTTTGCTGATGATCCCAAATACATTGAAAATTATCTAAGCCGCCAGCGCGGTATGGGCTTCGTCAACACAGAAGACGTCGTTGCCGCAAAGCGTGTGATGATGCACATGTTCCAGAATGCTGCAAACCTTAACGACATTGCCAAAGCTGCAGGAGCAACTGCCGAAGACAAGGCACGTGCGCTACAGGCTATGCAGGTTGCTGGTCGGTCTTTTGAAGTGTTTACTGGCGCCCGTACGGAACAAGGTCGTGCGCTACGTGCGCTACAGATTATTCCGGGTGAGTCTCCTGAGAAGACGCTACAGATGTTCTTTGAGAACCTCAATAAGAGCAAGGGAACTGGCGCTGGCGTCGGCAAGATTGGTATTGGCTACGATGATTTTGATAGCGTCAGCAAAATGTTTGACCAAGCCATTAAGGATGGCAACGCAAAGGGTGCTGCTGCTGTCGGCAAGGCTCTAGCTGATCCAACAGGATGGGATAAGTTCCGTGAAGCCTACATCATGGGCCTACTAAGCAACCCACAGACGCTCATCGTTAATGCATTTGGTAACAGCCTAGCCCTAGGCATGAACATTGCGGAAACTTGGGTAACTGCTGGCGTTGGTGGTATGCGCGCTGCTGTCGGCTCTAAAGCACCACGTGTCACTTTTGAGGAAGCTGCTGCCAAGACCGGGGCTATGTTTGCAGGTATCCGTGATGGCTCTCGTATGTTTATGAAAGCTCTCACTGACGAGAACTTTGCAGATAGCTACTACGGCATGGCACTAGAGCAGGTTCGTGGTCCTGCCATTGGTGGTGTCACCGGTAAGGTCATTAGAGTTCCCGGTCGGTTTATGGCTGCTACGGACCAGTTCTACCGCGCCCTTGCCAAGCACATGGCAGAGCAAGAATTTGTCATGCGTGAGGTTGCTTCTGGTCGGCTGGCTAAAGAAGACGTGTCGAAGCTGCTACAGAATCCCACCAAGGAAATGATGCAGCATGTTGCCAAAGAAATGGACTATTGGACGTTCCAAAAGGAACTTGGCCAAGCTGGTAAAGCTCTACAAAGTATTTCACAGTCCAATGCAGTCGGTACTGTGCTGATGCCGTTCGTACGTACGCCGATTAACCTTCTTAAGTTCGTAGTCGAGCGCACACCGATGGCTAACATGCTTATGTCTGAGAGCCGCAATGCTCTCATTCCCGGTGGTGTTGGCAGTCTGGCGACTCCTGCTGGCCTAGCTGAACTTGTGACCAAGCACAGCATCGACCGGGACGTAGCTGTGGCCCGACTTCTGACAGGCTCAATGCTGTTCTCCCTTGGTGCAATGATGGCACAAGCTGGTGTCCTTACTGGATCAGGACCGGCCGACAAGGACCAGAAGCGGGTATGGGAAGACGCCCATAAGCCCTATTCGATTTGGAACCCGCTTAATAAAGAGTGGGTACAGATCAACAAACTTGATCCTATCGTAACATTCCTAGGTCTAGGGGCTGATATTGGCTCTCTTGTAGAGGAAGTTATGGAGAAGGACAAGGGGGATATCTTTGCCGCCATTCGTCGTATTCACGGGGACAAGCAGTTTGAATACGTAATGAATATTCTCGGCTCAAACATCGCTGAAAAGACGATGCTGACTGGTATTTCAAACGTAATGGAAGCTTTCCAGAGCGAGAACATGTTTCAGAACTGGCTCAATAACGTTGCCCGTACTGCGGTGCCACGTGTTGTTGCACAGGCTGAACGTGTTTTTGATCCTACTCAGCGTGCGCCAGAGAACATCGGTGAAGCCATTCAGCAGGATATTCCGGGGCTGTCTAGCGCCGTTCGTCCTCTTGTCGGTGCTTTTGGCGAAGAGCGTAAGCAGGGTGGCTCGACAGCTATTGCGGAAAATATCGGACGAGAAAGCGGGCCTATTCGTTCTCTGGACGATTTTCTTAGCCCTACAACTCTTGTTGATTTTCTCAGCCCATTCTGGAAGACGGTAGATAAGCCTAACAAGTTCCGTGATGTAGTTATTGAAATGCACGAAGACCTTTATAGCCGTGGTAAGACTGGTCTTGTTATCAAGCCAGCCGAGCGGGACTATAAAGGTGTCAAGCTAAATCCGGAGCAGTATCAGTATCGGCAGACAAGGCTTGGTCAGCGTACAAATGAGTTTGGTAATTACTATGTAAAACAACCTTATTGGGAAAGGTTGCGAGATGACCAGAAAGCTCTTCTACTAGAAAGAGCTATTACGTTTGCTCGTGAGGTATCCAACAACGAACTGCTGGCTAAGTTCCCAGAACTAGAAAAGCAGACCAAGTACAAAGAGATGGATAGAATGTTCAATAACTTTACCCCAGAAAATGTTGAGCGGAATCTAAACCGTCAGTTGGGGCCACGTAACGAAGGGGCAAGGTAATGGACTATGAAAAAATCCTAGATGATCTATATGCAGATATGGAGGCGAACCCCGCGCCTCCATCCCCTGTCGGATCGCGTCTAGTTCCGGGTGGGCAGACTCAGAGGGACGATAGCTGGTTCACAGGTTGGCGTAATGATCAGCGCAAGATGCGGGATCAGATGAAAGAGCAGGGCCAAGAAGAGGCAGCATTTCGTCGCCAATGGAATGATGCTTTTCTTAACCGCTAAAGCAATGGGCGTAGCAGGTGTCGCCGGCCCTATATTTTCTGATAATGAGGAGCGTTAGGTGGGAGAATGGCAACTATTCCTTATGATCGGAGGGTTCATTCTTATACTCTTCGCTCAAACATGGGCAGTTATTACGTATCTGCTGAACAAAATCTCAGAGGGTGATAGAGACGTGAAGACTGCTGTAACAGCCCTCCAAGATAAGATTGTGACAAGATCAGAATATGAGCGGGATGCCGGTAACACACAGGCAGAAATCCGAGCTATGAGGCAAGAGTTAAACAGCAAGTTTGACATGTTGTTTACTGCCCTGATTAAGAAAAAGGAAAGTAATGACTAAGCAACTACCGCGTGGCGTACGTCTTAATAACCCCGGTAATCTGGAAAAGAATGGTACGCCATGGCAGGGTCTTGCAAAGGACCAGCCTGACGAGCGGTTCTATAAGTTTGATGATGCTGCGTGGGGTATTCGGGCTATGGCCCGTACCCTGATCACGTATCAGGACAAGCACAACATCAAGACCGTACGCGGGATCATCAATCGTTGGGCACCGCCACACGAGAACAACACGCAAGCCTACATGATGCATGTGGCTGAACTGTTGGAAGTGTCGGTTGATGAGGAGATTGACGTTCACCAGCACACTGTTACGGCACCGCTGGTCAAGGCAATCATCCGCCACGAAAACGGTCAACAGCCCTATTCGGATGATGTGATCAACGAGGGCCTAAAGAGGGCAGGGGTACTTGCTCCGGCAAAGCCCCTAACCAAGTCCCGCACTGTGCAGGGAACCACTGTAGCCGCTGCTGGCGGCGCTGTAGCAGCCACCGTAGGCGTTGCTGAGGCTGTCCAGCCGCTTGTGGAGAACGTCGGTATCCTTGCCCCGATGGTACAAACTATCATCGGTCTTGATCCGACAGTGCTGGCTGTAGTCGGCGCTATTGCCGTAGCTGGTGCTCTATACGCCCTATATGCACGTTGGCAGGATCGTAAGAATGGGATTCATTAATACAATTTGGCTTAAGCTAGCCGGTGCGCTGGCAGCTATTGGCGCTGTTCTCGCTGTTCTTGGTATGGCTAAGCGTGCTGGACGCAAGGAGGCACAGGCAGAGCAGCTAGAAATTCAATTTGAGAAGGTAGAGAATGCTAACAAAGTTGAAGATGCTGTTCGCAAGCTTGGCGATGGCACTGCTGCTAGCGAGTTGCGCTCAAAGTGGAGCCGCGATTGATCATTGTAGTTGGGTTAATCCCATTTATATTAGTCAGTCTGATGTGCTTTCTGATGGAACCGCGCGGCAAATCCTGACACATAACCAAACATGGTCAGTGAACTGTAAGTAAAACGAAAAAAGCCCCAAGGGAGAAATCCCAAGGGGCTTTTTTTTTTATTTTAATTCTATTTTTCTACGGCGCTCGTCAAGCTGCGCTAGGCACGCTCGCTTCTCATCATTCTCCATTACGGACCAGCTTTTAATCTCTGCAATGTTACGGTAGCAGCCCGCACACAGCCAGCCCCGAATCAGCGTACAGACACCGATACAGGGGCTGGGCCACTCTTTAGATGAGGACACTGAGCGCCGTACCTACAGCTAGACCAGTCAGGATTTCACCCTTCTCAATCACACCCTTCGCACCTTCAATCGGAGGATCAGGCAGGAAGCGTGCAATGATGTAGGCCAACGGTGTTAGCAACGTCATTGCCAGCACGAACTGCCATGCTGCAACTGCACCGGCAAAATACCACATGGGCGCTAGGAAAATAAGACCACGGAGCAGTCCCGTAAATCCGCCATGCACAAAGTCCGTGAGCAGCTTCCACCACTCCGGGTCTTCCCGGCGATAACGCCAACCCAGATTCCAAAGCCACTCAGTGTGCCATTCGGAATCGCTGTATGTTTGGGTTGGTCTGATCCACGTACCTGCATCTTGAAAACAGCTATGGGCAAGAAGCATAGTCAGAAATGCAGCTAGGCTCATGCTTGCTGCGAACAGCGGGTTGAAGGTGTTTAGCAGAGTGATTAAGAAGATGGGTGAAGCCCACCACACCACACGCTGCTTGAAGCTGGTATGAGGCCATACCTTCTCATGTCCTCGAAACCTATACGACAGCCCTGCAAAAACTGCATCGGCTGCAACACGTAGAAACTCAATCACGATGTGAGAGCCTCCCAACTAACTGGAAAGAGCGGTTGAATTACGTCACCGACCATCTTGGCAAGGTCTTGGATTTCTTTCTGCGCATGGTCGTCTGTGCGTTGCTTATAGAACCGTGCGTAAGCGGCAAGAGAGCCGGTCCAATACCAGCTAGTCATCATCGACTGCGGAAGTACCATACGTGCTTGTTCTGGTGCTACGCCCTCCTCAATCATCTGTTTATACAGACTAAGAATGTCCTCACAATATCGTTTGTATGCTTCGGACAGCTTGATGTTAACCCCATCATCACCAAACCAAAACACAACAGGATCAATCAGTTCATCAGAAGAACCTTGCTTCTTATTATCAGCCCGCTGACGCCAGCCGTCAGGTACAAAGAACGTAGGCTCCGCATCAACATAGCGACGGCTAACCTCGTTCCATACAAACCCCACCACATGCTTCTGGCACTGCCGAGCAACGAAGATAGGCGCTGTAATACGTAGACAAATTTGGGGATGTGCTAGCGGACTCCAATGAGCATGGTCTGCCAAGTATTTGATAAGCCGGGTGTTTTGTTCTGGGCTGTAGTTCTCATGGGTTTTGTCGAATGACACACGGGCTGCATCGACCACCCGCATGTCATCTCCCATATGGTCGATGTATTCAGCTTTCATTAAAATACTTTTCCAAATCTGTGTAACCGCCAATTAGCGTGTCACCGTTGTAGATAATGGGAACCGTCTTGAACCCCTTGGCCATCATCCGCTCACGGATAGTGGGGTTCTTCGTAAGATTAATATACGCCCACCACATTTGTTTCTGCTCTAGAAGCTGTTTTGCTTTGACGCAGTATGGGCAGTTGTCCCGCCCATAAATCAGGAATGCGTCAACTGATTTGGTTTCCTCGGTCGTCAAAGTACTTATGTCCGTCCTTGTATTGAATGGCCATGCAAGCAGCAGTTTTAACCGCGCTTAGTGCAGCCTCTTCGGTTTCATACGAGCTATAGTAAGCCCAATTAGGATACTCAGGCGAGCCCACATTTACGTCAACACGAAAGACGCCGCATAAGTATGCAATTCTATATTTACGCATTCTCATAATCCTCAAACGCCTGTACCCACATGGCACAGCTTTCACTACGAACTACATCACGTCGTGAAAACTGAACGACAGGAACAGGCAGACGTTGGGTTTCAATGATATGCAGGATCGACGCTAGGCCGTTCTTTTTGTACACGTCAGTCTGTGCCAGATCGCCTGTCACGACAATCTTGGACCGTTGTCCAGCCCGTGTCAGGAACATCTTAATCTGGTCGTAGGACGTGTTCTGAGCTTCGTCTAGCAGCACGAACGCATCATCGAAGGTACGACCACGCATGGTGCTAAGAGGGGCAATTTCGATCTGCCCTTCCTTCATTGCAAACTGGCGTCGGGCTTTGCCCATGCGGCGATCTAGAGCCTCGATTACTGGAATCACCCAATGACCGAATTTCATTTCCATATCGCCGGGGAAGTAGCCTAGCTCCTCACCGCCAGCGCCGATCACTGGCCTCGTGATGACGATCCGGTTGATCTTGCCATCCATGAACGCATCCAGTGCCAGCAGGACCAGCGCCGATAACGGCGTCTTCGGATAGAACTGATTTGATATAGGTTTTCTGCTTGTCATTGAGAGGTACTAACGGCTCCCTTTGTGGCGGAATTTTACTTGGTGCGTTCTTACGTACTGGCTTTGTTCGTGGCATTGGTTCGCTTTAGGTTATCGAAATAAGCTGCGTTCACACCGGCTTCCCACTCTTTGTTGGGCAGGGTACCCGGCTTGTATGGATTGTCCCATAGACGTCCATACCGGAAGGCGTCCCGACCTTGGTAGAAAGCCGGGAGCCGATCAGACTTAGTTGGTGTCAAATTTGTTACCTTTACTAAGGTTCTCTTTTGCAGGAAGATATTGTAGGTTCCAAGGAACATGAAGCCCGCACACAATTTCATTTGTGATCGGCACTATGTGATCCACGTGATACCCCGGTGGGCACCCTATATACACAGCTTCAATGTCTGCCTTGGTTAGCTTAGATAGCCTACAGTTCCACATAAGAATACGACGGAGAGCTTCTCGCGCCCTGTATCGTGGTTTGTTTCTTTTATAGTGTCCTCGTGACGAGATACGTTTAATTTCTAGCCATCGCTCTCTATTTTCACTACGCCAGCGGTACATGGTGGCGCGGACAGTTTCCCAATTTTCAGCACGGTATTTTTTACCGTGCTGCCTGTCATATTCTTTCTGGTGCTCTGATGTGGCACGGCGGCGCCTCATATACTCGCGCCGAAACGCTCGCCGCTTCTCAGGATCAGCGTACGGCATTAAATACCGCAGCTACCGCCCTTGCCGGTCACGTCACAGATATCGACGTGGACCACGTTCTCATCGAAAGTTTTACCTAGGTTTTCCACAGCTTCTGAATAGGAAACGGCAGTGATTGGCTGCCCGCCTCTTGCGCCATCGCTGTAGCAGGTGAACCCACGTAGGCGGTGTGCATATTTGGCCAAAGTCTGTGCAAACGGCGCTACTGTATCCTCATTGTTCAGTCCCGAACCCCACCGGGGAAGATTGATCGTGGAACTGATTGCCATATCCACATAATCCTGCACGTCAGCTTGGAATTTGATACGCTTCTCAAAATCGTTGGCTAGGTCTAGTGCACTTTCGATCTTGTCCGGATCAGCGCCATACCTGTCGATCAGGTCACGGGCAGCACCATCAACTACGTATTGATACTTCCACTTTGTTCCGTCGAGGAACCGCCGCTTGTACGCAACAGCAAAGATAGGCTCAATACCAGTAGAAGTCCCGGCAAGAATACCAATAGTGCCAGTTGGGGCGATAGCACGGTTAGCAACAGGGCGAGAGATACCAAGTGCATCAGCGTACTCTCTAGAAACCTTATCAGACACGCTCTTATAAACGGCCAGCCAACGATGGAGTTCTGGACCGACTTCATATGGAAGTCCTCGCTGAATAAGCCACTCGTGAAGGCCCATGAGGCCAAGCCCTAGCCGCCGGTTCTTGGCACGTACGGCATGTACCTTCTGGAAAGGTAGATGGGCACGAAGAGTGCCGCAGATTAGGAACTGTGTGGCTAGTGTTACAACATCAACTAGCTCTTCTAGAGAGCTAATACGGCTAAGGTTAATAGACCCAAGGTTACAAACATCAGAGTCATCCTCAGACGTAACCTCAGTACATGCATTACGTAGTGTCTCTCGCTCCTTGCCAAAGAAGTTGAAACTAAATCCCGGCTCTGCCGAAGAAAGCGCCTGACGTACGTTCTGCAGGAATGTCTCACCAACATCACCTGTCTTCCAATAGTTGAGAAGCCAATCTGTATCGTAGTTCAAACTGATATTGGTCATGTCCAGCGGGGCAGGGAAGTTGAAGTCCTGCTGCTTAATATCCCACAGCGTCTTGCCCGTACCGCCGACCGGCATAGAGTGCCAATCCTTAGCCTTGAGAAAGGCACCAGCATCAGGATGCTTCCAGTTGAGGCTGGCGTAGATGGCGGAACGACGGGAACCACCCTGCATAATCTCACGACCGATTTCGTTGATCATGCGCATCTTGCTGATCGGACCAGACGCCACACCACCTGTGCGGCTCAGCTTGGCACCGGAAGGGCGGTACACAGAGTAGTCAACACCAATGCCACCACCTGTGGCTAGGCAGGACTCAGCACGCCAGCTAAGGTCAGCCCAATCCTCTCGGGTATCCTCTTCTGCACGGAGTAGGTAACAGTTGTTATAAAAACGATTAGGGCGGCCAGCGTAGTACAGATAGCGGCCACCCGGAATAAAGCGCATTTCAGCGATATGCTTTGCAAGGTCTGCCTTGTCGGTAGGAGGCATGTTAATACCGACAACATCCTCAACCAGTGTTACGGCCAGTTCATCCCATGTCTCTGCACCGTCATGGGCATACTTCTGGTCGAAAATTCTCTCAGCAAACTCTGTGCGAAATGCTGGATTACGATTAGACTTCCACAAAATACTACTCCCTCAAATTAAGACAAAAGAGGGTATATATACCACAGTACAGTAGAGTTGGTCAAGGCTTTTTTACCAGATCAGTAAGGTTTACCTTGGGATGATCGGCTGGCTTTACTAGCTTTCCATCCTCACGAATAGTACCGTTCTTGATCTTGGCTAGATTGTTCTCATGGATACGGGCACGAGCAATGCTAACGGAAGAGGAGTCAAAGAACGTAGCAAGGAAGTAGTGCAGAACATACTCTAGGTCGAGAGCTTCCTTTAGAACGTTCTCTGCTGGCTCGCCAGTATTGACGGCAGTCTCTAGCTCGTTAATCTCCTCATTGATCAGGTTGGCGCAAAGCTCTAGGGCATCTGCGTAGGTCTGGCCAGCGTTAGCCACACTCAGTTGCCGGGTTACGCCATAGTCGAAGATGTTGCCCTGTTGCCCCTTGGTTTTCGTATGAATGGCCTCAAGGAAGTAGTTGAGATTGTGCTCAGGCTGCTGGTTGATTAACATATAGGTCCCACATTGGATTAAAAAGTCTGTTAAAACGGCGGAGGAACATTTCTTCGGCTTTTGCCGGTTTCCAACACGCAATAATTGTCATATCGAGAATAGGCTTAACTTTATCTAGGCCCCACGTCGAGGTATCTACTTCTGGTTTTAGATGAAGTACCTCAGTAACAAGCATTCGATCATCAATGTTATGCACTGCGTCTGGCATTGGGTATTGAAGACCGAAGTGCTTAAAGATGGCAGCATGCAGCGTCTCTTCGTATTCGGCTAGGCCCGGAATGGCGTACTTGATAGGTCGTGGAATATCTCCGATGTAAGCCTCAGAAGCATCATGCATCAAAGCTTCTCGCATGTAACGAGTATCACTGACGTAGAAGCTGGCCCAATAACTATGTTCAGCTACGGAATAAAACTCAGAACAGTGTCCGTTGAACCGGCACTGCTTTGACAGAGCATTTGCAATGTCACGGATATTGAACTCTGACTTGCTGAAATCGCCGGGGTAAAACCGGCGACCCTCACCTAGTGTGAGAAAGCGGGTCGGATCAACCTGCATCCACCTTCACCCGATCATCGTTGCCGATCTTGCGCATGGCGTACGTGTAGAGGGCGATTGCATTCCATGCCACTGCAATCATATGGTGTGTCCCTGTCTCGTTGTCAAGGTCCTCACCCTGTGCCCATGCCCAAGAGTGCCGCTGCATGGACGCAAAGCACTTGCCCCAATCCATACCCCGCTCCCAATTGCGGTCAGCGTACTTTCGTGCGCCCCGCTCGTAGTGGGCTGCCAGTTCGATCATGGCCTCGGGCGGTACTAGGTCGAACCGAGGCTTGCCGCTGTCGTACCGAAGACCACTGTTAGTGGTTGGGGATGCTGTGCGAAAGACCTTCCCCGGAGTGTCAGCAGTAAGGATTTTTCTTAGCTCATATTCGGAAATGACAGGAGTGGCAGTAGCGACAGGATCACGAAGCGTAACAGCATCCTTAGTTGCAGCTACCACATCGAACTTGGCGTTGTTGTGGTCAACCCACTCCGTATAGTCTTCAGGCGGGCCAGAACGGTCTGGATGTAGGTCAATCTCATCTTCTTGCATGGTAAGGGAGGTTGGATTAGGCATATAGCTTCCTCATTCGGTCAAGTGAAACACGCTCTAGATCGTAAATACCGTCTTGTACATTGTGCTTGACTACTACACCCCGCCACCAATCCTTGACGGTATCAGTTGCATAAGGTGGGTTGAAGTCGATGAAGCACCCTGCGGCTAGGCCCATGATGTAGCGGCCGTCACCAGTGCTATCGTCTGCCACATCAAAGGTGTGAATGTGGCCTACAGTTACGGAACAGTGCAGCTTGTTCAGAAGCTGGCGGGCAATGTTCTTGCCGCTGATAGGTCGTCCGCTGGGGCCGGTCGGGAAATGATGACAGTAGGAAACCCCATCAACAACGACTGGCTTTTTGTATGGAATGTACTCTGACCAGAATTGGGAATAGCGAAGGTTAGCCAGAGAAACAAACTCATGCAACTCAGGGTGATCTTGGGTTACTCGCTCAATACGTCCTTCGTCATGGTTGCCGCCTAGTAGGATTGTACGAGGGCTGTACTGCCTGATCTTGAAGCGACGACAGCGGTTGTTATGCTCTATCAATGGTCCGAACATGCGCTGCTGTGCGTCGATCACAGCATCTACGTCACGCTTGTACCGGGCACCCTCAAACGAACGCCGCCCTTTGTCGTACGAAGACAGGCTAGGCATACATCCGAAATCACCAGCACACAAAATGACTTCGGGGCGACGATCCATGATCATAGCCCCGAGAAGGTCAAATCGTACGTTGTCGTGATCTGGGTTGGCGTGCGGATCAGGTACAACTAAATGGGTAGACATTAGTGAATTTCATCAGACGACGGTGCGTTTTGTGCAGAGTCGTTCATAAGAACCTCAACACCAACACCAGTAATGAACTCAGGATCGTCTACAGCCAAGAATGCTAGGCCGCGACCAAGAGCCAGAAAAAACTGGTCATCCTCAAAGTCGTCCGTCGTATCATCCTCTAGGTCTGACTTGGCACCGTAGAGAACGCCAGCCTCATACGTATCCTCACCATTTGGTGTGACAATGACGAGTAGCTGCCCACGGATCAGCGCATCTTTTAGTTCAGAGAAGTTTTCTGCCATTTAGAATATCCATAAAGTGTGTAGCCGACACGATGGCGAGCGGCGGTTTATTATTCATTTTGATGACCAGTAACGGTTCATCCGTACCATGTGACGCAGCTTGCTCATACATGCGGTACACTGTTGTAAAAATCTCTTGATTTTTAGCTTCAATCGAATATGGAAACAAGGCTTTTGCAGCCGTTGACAACTGCACGTCAGCCCCGGTTTGACCCATTCCAGTAGAGCGAACATCATCGGCGGTGAGCGTTGGGTAGCGTTTGAGAATTTCGGAAACAATCCACGCCTGTAACCTTCTTCCCTTAGCCTTCCGTGCCGCTACTGTCTTCGCTGGCATCTGTGATTGGGATGGTTACACATGACACAATGCGGTGTTTTAGTAGACCCCATGTTTGACCCTTTACGTCAACGATAGCAATAGGGTCATTGATCATCGGGTCTAGGCCGCACATACGTTCGCTAAACCACTGCACGAAGTCGTCTTCCATATCCGCATCAACAATCAGTTCAAACTGCCGGTTCTCACCGGGGGCAACCATGTAGTTGATGCCGAGTGCGTACTTACTCACTTTTTGTGTCATTTGGTGTGTGCTTTACTTCTGTGTACCACTCCCACTCTGGGCTTGCGGATTTGCTATGAGTCTTAGGGCGATACTGAGCATCAGGCCAACAGGCCCGCTTGAATGGGCAGAACTGACAGCTACGTGAGAGCACACGGTTGCCGGTTTCTTTCTTGTAGTAGGTTTCAACTTCGTCAGTAAACTGACGCTCAAAAGGGGCGTTTGTTACGATCTTTGTTACGTTTGTGTATAGACCACCTAGAGCGATACGACGTGCTGTCTGATAAGCATCCATATCCCTAGGTGTTTCAAGAACCGTAAACTCACCCGTCTCTTTGTTTACTGCGATCCATCCACCAAAAAGTGCATTGTCTGCGGCGGCATATCCGAAACCTTGGGCGACGTATCCGAATGGATCGTCTCTGGCAAAAGCTTCAAAGGTGCCTGAAAATTTATGGCGGAACGAATAGCTGCTTGCCGATTTGATATCGTAGATCGCATTGTTGATCTTGACGTCATATGTGCCATTCAGAGATACCGTATCAGTTTGGTTGATGGGGATCGTCATTGACACTTGCTGACTGACCGCTTGAATTGGCACGCCAGCAAGCCGCATAATTGCGAGAGTAGCAACTTCGGTCAGATCACCGAACAACATCCTCATGCGCAGACTGTAGGATGGTACTTCGGATGGTGCTCCGTCTCGCTCCATCTGTAGCTGGCACAGAGGCTTGCCTACATTGGACATGCGGAGCGTAAAACCACGTGAGGCAGACTGCTCTTCAATCTGCCTCCGTAGAGCCTCACGACACTGCGCCGCAAACTCGTCCAAAATCTCGTCGGGCACCTTGCCCGGTGCGTGGCTCAATCCATCTAGGTAGCTTTGAATTTGTACGAGGATTGGCGACATTAATTAGATGTTGTCCAGTGAGGCATTACCAAAGTCATCATCAAGCGATGATCCTACGGCATCAATCACGTCATCGGCGTCATCATTCTTGGAAGTCTTTGACACAGCCTTGCGATGCTTAGCCAGTACTGCGTCATTTTCAAACTTGATTGTCTCTTGGAACTTGGTAAAGAGTTCCATGTCGCCAGCGGTAAACTGAACAGACTTGGTTAGATCGACTGACACCACAGGTACGTAATAAATGGTCGCGCCATTCTGCTTGCGAACAGGCGTGCCAAGATCAAGGTTGTGATTAAACATCAGTCGCTTGTTCTTGTTGAGTTCGTCAATGGCATCCTGCGGAACCATGAACGACTCGCCAGATAGACGCCAGTAGACAGGCTCGTTCTCTAGCTTACGCTTGTTGCCCTCTTGATCAACACCATCAACAGTGACGGTGCCGTACATCAGGCGATAGGTGCGAATTGCCTTCTGGGCCTTAATGACAGACTCAGGCTGGCCATCAAGCTGTCGCTTGGTCAGCTTGCCACAGCGCATTCCGCCCAACTCGTCGGGCTGGTCTTGACGCCAATCGGTGAAGATCACCGACTTATTAACGTACTTGTTTGTGTCCGCATCATACACAGAGTGCTGATACGCATTGATGAATGGTCGGAACTGGATCGGCCTACCGAATACGATGCTGGCATCTGGCAGTGTGACGGCGTAGCGTCCTACGGGATAAGGCTTATCGTCGTTTGGACCGACGTCCTTATTGATCCATAGTCGCGCTAGGGAAGGTGCCGACTGCTCAGTCTGCTGACCAGTAAGGGCCGCAATCTGCTCGTATGAAAGGTCAGTGATGTTTGCTGGAAGATTAGTCATGCATATCCTCAATTGATATGAAGTATATATATGGGGATGATCTGTAGAATTTCAAGGGGTGCTGTACAAAAAAAGTTGTGGTTTACGTTTCTTGAACGATTAAATTTTCATAGAAAATTAGGAGCGACCGCATTTGTGCAATAGTTGCGTTACGTTTCATGGCGTTGGCAAGAACAGAAACTACAACAACATTACCTTTAATATACCCTCGTTCTGGTATAATGCGATCTAGAGAAGGGCTATTGTCACAAATTTTTCCTTGTCCTAAAAGTATTGGAATACCTATTGCTGGACAAACATCAGGAACGACAATATCTTCAACAGAAATATCAAATGGGAGGTTTCGTTTTTTTGAGCGCGATTTAGCGCTTTCCCACAATCGTAAAGCAGGATTTGTATGATATTTATTGTTGGCTTTTGCGTTTCGTTGTTCTCTGTGTTTTATTAAACAATCTCTGTTTATTTGTAAATTTTTTTCAGGGTTGTTTTGTCGCCAGCGACGTACATTTTCTCTGTGTCGCTCTGGATTACGACGATGCCATGGAATGTTGTCTGACATTTACACCTTTAATACTGTTGCATGTACAGTATTAAATACTCAAAATTGCATAAATGTCAAGATAATTCTTTTGTGTCAAGCCAATTTGGCCCTGCTTTTATTTCACATTCCAAGTCCAATTGCATCGCGTATCCATATCGCTTTTCAATTGCGCTGCGTACGTTTCTCATTTCATGCGCCATTATGGCCGCAGCCTTATTTACTTCATCAGCAGGGGCGTCTAGAACAACGGAATCATGTACTGAATTTATCAGAACTGCCCGTAAACCCTCGGCTTTGAGACGGCGATGGATCGCAATAACCGCCAGCGGCACAATGTCGGCTGTGGCAAACCCCTGTACCGGATAATTTTTAATCTGGGTCGAACCGGCGACGTAGCCGTACTTGTTACGGCGGGCGTTAGGGAACGAGTATTGACGACCAGAAGGGAGCGTAATGACTTTCTGACTAACTGCTGTAGAGAGTAGTACTTCGTGCCATTTGGCAACTCCGCCGTACTTTTCAGCGAAAGCTTTATAATAAGATTGCTCAGCTTCCGTTCCCGAGGAGCCACCGTATACATTATGTTCAATGCAGTTCGCTAAGCTGCACCCGCTTTTCAGCAGCTACACGTCGCCGTGTAGATCAGACTATATCATCATCCCATAGGGATGCCCGGCGCTTCCGCCCGCTTGGGCGTACTCCATTACTGGATAGTCGTTGCACCTTCAAATGCTTTCCAACATTCATGCTCAACCTGATGACACCGCTTACACAAAAGCTCTAAATTGTCTTTTGCGTAGTTGTATTGGTTATGATCGCGGTGATGGATGACCCACATATAGTGGGTGGCTTCTTCTAGGTTGGTAGCGCAGCGTTCACAACACTTGCGCTCTGCACGAATTTCACGACGTATTGTTTCGTAAGTGTAGCGCCCATGTTTGAATAGTGGGTGGGCTTCTCCACGATGTGGGTAGCCGCCCTTGCCTACACCGGGCATTTTTGCACGCTTACGAATTTGTCGCGTTACAGCTTCTTTGCGTTTATCAGCAGCACACGTAACACAATACTTTGCTGCTGGTCCTGTGGGCGTAAACGTCACACCGCAGCAGGAACAACTCTTATCTTTAAGCAACGTATCTTCAATCCTTGGATTAAATGTATGTTGCTTATATACACTAAAAGCTGTAAATTGTCAAGACATTTGTTTGGATCAGGATTATCTCGTAGAGACTTCCCCTGAGTTCACCGGGTTTTCATAGCGCAGTTACCTGCACTAGCCGCTATATGTTTAACGGTTTGAACGTGTGAGATTTCGCCCCTTGACGGTCAGTAGTTTGTCCCGACTCCGTGAGAATTTGTGCTGTGTACGAATGTACGTCAAACTTCGATAATACATCCTGCTTTACCTGCTCATCACCACTCAACTCTCCTGCGACCCGAAATTCAAGCTGAGAGAAGTCAGCTTCGATAATTAATCCTCCATCGAAACGGGATACCACGCAACGACGGATAGGGAACGTTTTCCCTCTGGGTTGATTCTGGAAATTTGGATCGCTAGATGACAGCCGGCCTGTGGCGGTAATACACTGATTAAATCGTGGATGTAAGATACCGTCCGGTCGGGTGTTACGTCGGATGCCCCCAACGAAACTGCTGAGATAAGTTTCGATTGCATTTACTCGCACCATAGCTGATAGAAAGTCGGCAGCGTCCTTGTTACCCTTGGCTGCTGCCGCTTCCGCCAAGTGTGTTAAGGTTTCTTTATCTGTGGCAAATCCGTTTGCGGTGCAGTCCCAGATGTTTCGAGGTGATTGGCGCAGACCGGCGTACTCTGCCAAATCCGTGTATACGACTCCCGATCCACCGCAAGTAGGGCATTTGTTTGGGCGCTTATGAAATTCTCCATTGATGCGCGTTCTGTAGTAATGCCCCGTACCTTTGCAATCCACGCATTGTTTAGCCTGAGTCTTGCGAACAAGGGTAGTTTGTTCTCGGACATTTGCAGCAAACCTCCCGGCAGACATGTCGGGCCGAGGCAAAGGCTTACCACGGGCATTTAGCCCAATGCTAAACGTCTCAGCCCAAGCCTTCTTGTCCTTAACACGCCGAGAGTAGATAAGACAACTTAACTGTTCTGGTGAAGCTAGGTTGATGGGCGTGTCACCCATGACCTTATGCTTAATCTCCTCTAACCGAATGGTTAGGTTGGCAAGTTCTTTTTTGTACTCGGCTTCAACAGCGTCAAGGGTAACTAGGTCAATCTTGATGCCGTTTCGTTCCATGTCTGTAAGAACGTACAAAAACTCATTCATCATATCCCGTGTCGGGACAAGACCTACGTTGTACGGATTTGCATAAAGTTTTTGCTGACTGATAAAAAGATCAGCAGTTGAAACGATATCTCCCTCGCCGTATTCCCGCAATTCATCAATGGGAATTTCGGCTACTGAAACACCCTTGTCAAAATACTTGTGGAAAATGTCAGACTTTTTAAGTGTGACACCACGCCGGATGCAGGAACCCTCCAGCGACAGGTCGTCCTTGAGGCCCCGGCTGAACACATACTCACCGATCATCGTGTCGTAGCACGCACCACTGTAGGTGAAGCCAGCTTCCAGAAGCCAAGCCAGATCGTGCTTGAGGTTATGACCGACGAGTAGGGTTGTTTTATCCAGAACCGATTGGATGTACGAAATATCCTGCGGTGTGCATTTGTATTCCGAATGGTCGATGAACACGTACGGCAATAGCTGTACGTCACCATCCACGACATGACCCAAGCCCACGCTGACGAGTTTGTTACCCGGATTGTATGGGCTTAGGTCAATGCCTCTTTCGTGTTTGGTAACTGTGTTCTCTACGTCAGCGATTGTGATCATTCAATTCTCTTAGTAAGGTCCATCAAATGTAGCTAATGCAAAAAGCATAAGCGCACCAACCCAGAACATTGACAGAAAGAACGCTGGCCAAAAAGGTAGCCAGCTAATAAACCAAAGCCCTAGGCTCAATGCGCCTACTCCCGCACTTATCATGGCACCATAGGCAGCATAATCAAGCAGTTTTTTAGACATTAGCTTTCATACCTCGATACTTGCGGATTAAGGATGCACGTAACTGGCCCATGCCAGCCCGTAAGTTTGTTCTTCGATACATACAGAGTACGAGTAAGATCGTCATTCGGTCTGCCGGGGTCGATATCGACGCCGATACCGATGATCAGGTCTGCCTCGCCAGCCTTGCCTGTTTTTGATCCTGCGAGGGTGGAGTAGTGAACATAGGCTTTGCCCTCTGCATCGGCACTGGCTTGGCAGATAGCGAAAACCGCACAGTTGTTACGTTTAGCAATTTCACGGGCTCGGCGGTAAAGCTCAGTAAGGCTTTCGTCGCCACGGTTGAATTGTCCATCAATTTGCACCTTATCTAGCTGGTCAACGATAACAACATCAGGCTTGTGCTCTGCAACTAGAACCTCCAACTCCTTAACGCTGACCGTAGCCGCGTCGATAACGACGAGATTGCGCCGGATCGTGTCCCACTGTTTACGGATTGACTCCGGGTCTGCGAGGAGTTGTTCTTTGGTCTTTCCCGTGCAGCAAGTGAGCGCTCTAAGGATCGTACGATTAGCCGGTTCCTCGTTACAGATGGCGAGGACTCTGGCTCCTTGGTCAAGGAACCCGCCGGGGAATACCTCTCCCGTACTAGGACTGGTTCTTGCTCCCGCTGCCACCAATGTGACCCAGAAGGCGGTCTTACCGATCTCGGGTCTGGCAAAGGCGATTGCAAATTCTCCGCCTGAGATACCTGCGACTCGCTCAGCCAACGTTGGGATTGCAAATTTCCACGCTGCAAATCGGTCTGTCGCAGCAAGGATTGTATCGAGTCCTGTATCAACCACGGGTAGTGTCGAGGACTGATCGACAGTCCCCGCATTATCAAGTAGTCGGGCAACTCCCGAGAAATCGATCTTTCCATCTCCGAAATCGAGCGCTGCATCTGCAATCCTTCGTGCTAATTCCGTACGCCAGATCGCAGATAAAACGTCACGCGCTACATCAGCACCAATTTCGTCTGGCAATTCCCCGACTTCATCAAGCAGGGTAGCCACCTCCGTACGGGTGGCACGGGTCAGGGTTGGGTTGTTTGAGAAATGTAGAGACTGGATTTCGCTAACGGTAAGGTTCCGTTGATAACGCTCGTGAGCGTCGGCAATCGTATCGAAGATTGCGTCAATCGGGTTTGGGAACATTGACCGTGTTAGCTTGGCCCGGTTCTCTGTAAAGAACGAATGATCAAGTAGTAGCTTTAGTAATTGCTTTTCTTGCATTGAGAACCGTATTCTTTGCAAACACCTATGACATTTACATAATGTACAATACGTACGCCAGCATAGCCAGTGCTACTAAACCTAGGAACAGCACTAGAAAAGCCGGAATACCAAATGCTTCCATAAACAAGTAAGAAAAGGTATAAGTAAAAATACCCACGACTATGGCCACAGGATGCATAGAACAATGTTCCTACATATATGGGAAAAAGAAGGGCAGGGGGATTAGCCCTGCCCTCAGTTTATTAGAGTGTGTGCATCAACTGCATTTCGTATATATAGGAACTTACGCCGCGTTTGTCAAGAGGTCGTTGTTGATAACGCCACGGCTGACGGTACGGGGCTTACGGGTCTTGGGGGCAGGGGAGGCGATCACCTCCTCAACGACCTTGGGGGTACGAGGACCACGACGCTCCTTGAGGTCGAGTTCCGAATCCTCAGCCTTAAACTCAGTGACCAGATCAGCAAGGGCCTTGGCCAGCCGGTCTTCCAGCTTGGCAGCATCGCGGAAACCATTGGCCTCCACGTCAAGGGTGAGGGTAGCACGCAGCTTCATGTTAACTCCTACAGTTTAAGGATGGAACGTATCTGTTCCGGGTTGTAGTACTTCAAATCGTCTGGAATGCGCACAACTTCAGTGTCAACAATATACCTTAGCTTGGCTGCTATGTCAAGTGCCTTACGTATGGCATCAGGGTCCAGTGCAACTAACACCTTTGAGAACTGCCTTAGTGGTGTGAGCATAGCATCAGCTAGGTTCGTACCCATCAGGGCCACACCAGCAACACCGGCAGCAGACACGGCACATGCACTGGCTGCGTCTTCTACGAGGACAGCAGTATCCGAAGCAGGTTGAAGATTACGATTAGTAGCTTTAAGAGTACTAGCAAGATCGCTATACTCAAACTTGCTATTAGTATAAACGATAAAAGGAAAACTGCTTCGGTCATATCTCCACCATTTAGGTTTGTCGTCTTTATTCAGTGCCCTACCTACGGCACCAACGATATCAGCACCATTACGATTGACGAAGACACAGCGATGCAGTTTAGGATCATAGCGAATATCAGCAGTGCGCCTAGAATACGCAGCAAGGCAGTTGTTCCTTTTGAGATAGGAGACAGCAGCCTCATTGCTTAGCACGTTAACGAAGTGATCTGGTAGTGTGAAGATGGTAGCCGTATGTTCAGATTTCCTACGTAATCGTAGATCGTCAATGGATCGTCCGACAGAGGCTTTTCCCTTCGTACCACAGGAGGCACGATAGCAATGCCAGAGGAGTAATCCATCGATCTTTGAAACGGAAAACGTATTGGGGCCACCACAGAAAGGACAGTTGGTACGGGCATGGTTGTTGTTATTTAGTTTTATGGATTGAACTATATCAAGTGGTTTCAGTGCCATGGGCTTTGAGTGGCTGTGGGTATATGTGACCCCCGTGAATGAACTAAGGTTAATTCTATATGGGTATGCGTAGGAGGTTTGTCAAGGGGTAAGACTAAAATAATTTTTATCGTTGAGGTCGTACATCACTTCCTCTCCTTCCCGGTCAGCCACTCCACCTTAGCCTCCAGTTCCGCGACGCGGGCGGCGAGGGCCGCCGGCCGCCGCGACGGTTCGCCTGCCGATACCGCTTGGCCATGGCGCACTCTCCTTTAGCGCGGTGGCCACGATGGGGCCGAGGTTGAAAGCGCGGGCGTCCAGCCGGCTGCCGAGCCGCAGAAACCCTACGCTGAACTCCGGGACTATGCCCGTCTGCGGCTGCAATTCTCCGAAGCGATCAACGCACGTTTCGCAGCGGTGAATTTCGCGATCGGGGGCCTGCGGGAAGCCGCTATAGACCATCTGCCACATCGCGCGCGGGGACGCTTTGAAGAAGCGGCCACAACAGTCGCACTTCATCACGCCCCCTCCCGGTCCAGCCGGCCGGCGGCGATGCCCTCGTGCAACGTAAAGTGCGCCAGCAGGTCTTGAGCGTCGTCCATTGGATTGCTCGCCCGCACCATCTCTATCGTGGGCTCCACCGGCACCACCGCCGCCTCCCCCTTGATCATCGCCTCCGCCGCCGCGTCGCCGACCCGGTTGAGGAGCGCGAGGGCGCGGGCGATGTGGGGGTCTTTCAGAACGGTGCGGACCGAGATGCGGTCTATCTCCCGCCAGTCCGAGTGCGAATGCGTGTTGTCGTGGTGCGCCTCGCGTATCGCGACCGCGCACCGCTCGATCAGGTCATTTCTGTTCATCGGACCTTCTCCGGGGCACGAAGCGGAACGTGTCGCGTTGCCTCTCCGAGGATGTGCCGCACGCGGTCAAATGGCACGGAACCCCATCCTGTGTGCGCGCTAGCCCCGTTGGTGTTCGGGCGTATCCACTCCCCGCGGTTGGCAGGCCCCGACTCCGGCCGGGTCTCAAAGACCATCAGCGACGCGCCCCGCGCGGGCGTCGCGTGGTTCGCCCATACGTGTGCGGCGCGGCCTCGGCCTCCTATGGCGCGGATTTCTGCGGCGGCGACGTTCAAATCGTGCTCAAAATCCGCGAAGACGTTTCGCATCACCCCTCCTCCCCTGTCTTCACGCCGGCCAGGACGGCGGCGAGGTCGATGGCGTCCATTCTGTGATGGTTCCGGGCGTCGCCATACGTCCCGATGACCGCCTGCTTGCAGGCATCCCGCACCGCCTCGGCAACGCGATGGGCGAGGGCGGCGCGGTCGGCAACCATTCGCTGGATCGCCTCTTCCGGGTACACGGTGCCGCCGTCGGGCGGGTCCAAGAGGAAGCGGTCGGGGATCGCCCTGCACACCGCGTCATGATCCCGCGTCAGCCGCTCGTTCTCGGCCCGAAGGCGGGCGATCTCGTCGGCGGCTTCCGGGGTCAGGTTGCGGAGGAGGAGGAGGTCGTGCATTCCAGTCGGGCTATTTTCCGGCCACAACCTCACGCGATCATATGCCCCCCGCAACCGCTCCACGATGTCCGCTTTCCCGTCCGGGACATCCGCCCCCGCCGGGGCGCCATCGGACGCGGGAGTTTCCCGCTCGGGATGCCGCACGCATCCGGGGCGGCCGGTGCAGGATGGGTCGCGCCACTCGCCCGGCCCGCCGGGATCGACGACGCGGATTACGCACGCCGGGCAATTCAGATTGCCGCTCATCGCGGGCCTCTGTAGTTATCAATCTCTACAACATGTTCAAACTTGAGTATATCAACCATGTTCAATCTCCATACCTATGATAGTATTAGACCTCTACCGTCCATTTGCGAGTGACGGTACCCGTTGGCCATGTACGGTGGGCAAAATACAAAACACACTCCATAAAAAAGTGGCGGGGCCTTACGCCCCGCCTTGGTTGAAATTACTTCTGGCCGATGCGATCACGGAAGGCAGACAGTTCGTCTTCTAGATTGTTGTTCTCTTCGATGATGTATCGGTTCTCTTGCAGCAGTTCCATAAGCGTCACTGCCATTTCGTCATACGTCACACACTCACGAACAAGGAAGGCAGTGATGATACGCTTCATGGCGACATTGGACACGCCGTCGATAAGCCCGTCTGCGGGCTCCCACTTGGGAACCTTGTTGAGCGGTGTATCGGCAGTAACCTCGTCAAGTGGAACAACGTTAGTGTCTCGATTAGCGATAGCAGTACGAGTGGTGACGTGGGTGTTAGTCCCAGTCGCCGTACCCGAAAGCTGCACTACGTTCGTACTTCCGGTTGAGGTAGGTGACGAGGTAGTGCCAGCTACGTTTGTAGGGCGCGAGCCGGTTTTATCCTCCGGGTACATGCCCTTCCACTTGTCCTGCGGGTAGCGAGAGATGTCATCCTTGAACTCCTTTTCATACCAGTTATCGAAGTCGTGACCATGCACACCCACGCCCCGGTATGTGCCATAGCCGCCATGAAAGGAGTACGAAGTATCGTTGACATCACGGACAGTGGGTAGCGTAGACCAGTTGACTGACAACAGCGCCGGAATGAAGATTGCCTCTAGCCAGATCAAATCGAAATTTTCATTGGTCGTGTGCTCGCTATTGTAACCGCACGAGACATTAGTGCATTCTGGGATCAGGCCAGTATATTCGGCGGTGTCTGTGTAAACACCATGCGATGATGGTGCAAACTTAGGTGCCATGTTAGGCGTGTGTGCATTAATCTGATCAGCAAGAGCACTAGCAAACTCATTAGATGCGCACTTACCACCAGACTGATGTGTAATGATGTCCGTATGTCCGCGACGATCAAAGGCAATCGCACGCTTGATGCCCTTAACCACTTCAGGGCTGCGAGTAGAGATATGCCGAGAGCCGACACCACCAGACTCCTCGCCAACGTGGAAGATGTACAGACCCCCCACATTTTCCTTGATCAGCCGGCACATGATGTAGCAGCCAACCTTATCGTCAGCGCCAAGCCCAGATGGGTTGTAGATTGGCTCACCTACAACCTTGGTCAGAAGCACACCATCACGCTTGACCATCTTGCCATTCTCAATGACGAAGAAGTCAAACTGCTCGTTGCCCTTGGCGCTGGTACCGTTACGCTTTAGGCTGAAATGCTCGCTGTCTGCAATTTCCTTGGCAAAATCCTTGAGGTCCGTAACCTTGATCTTACGATTGGTGTGGACTTCGTGGAAGTACACGTTTGAGTTCTTAGTCGAGCCGTAGATATAGCCCTCGCGCTGCGAATCGCCTGTCGTAATAACAGGGGTGATACGACCGGATGCCGCAGACACGGTGTCCATATGTGATGAGAACATCGTCTCATGTGGGCCGTCGCCAACAGTGACGATCAGATTACCGACACTATCCGTATTGTAGATGATCTTGTGCGGAAGACGGTCGAGGAAGTGAGTGATGATCTTCTCGACCTTATCCTCACTGTGGCGTGGGCTACCCTGCTGTAGAAGATCATACAGAAGATCAGGGATATCCTTACCGCGTACCGCTTCTCGGAAGGAAAGCTGCGTACGGTGCGTAAAGCTGGCGTAAGACATTATGCTGCGATCCTTACTTCGGTTGCAGTGGTGACGGTGGTAAACTCAGGGATAGCAGCAGCAGTAATTACGCCATCCATGGGAGCAAGCCATTCGATCTTGGGGAAAACAATGTCGTTGCTAACTGGTACAAGCGACATAGGTTCAAACAACGTAGCCGGATCAAACTTCATAGAACGTACACTTTGTAGAGCAACACTTCTGATCCGCGCAGCGTAGCGGGACATAATACGTCCCCCTCCGTGAGTCATCCTCCTAGTGGCATCTCTGTTTGTGTTGTTAATGCGCACACCAACACGGGTCATATTGTGTTCGCTTAAGTCTGGCGAAGTATGACGAAATACTACAATGTGAGAAGCGTATGACAGGTCAGCGTACTCATTCTCTTCCATTACCGTTTCTTGAAACGATGTGCAGATCGACTCGGCTGCACGACGGTTTGTGAAGAAGTACCCATCTGTGGACTCATAAACATCCGGCGTACGACTGGTCCAAATGGTTGAACCGTCGTTCCGAATTGCACTGACCAGACCCTCAGCCCGAGCATGCGCTTCCGAACAGAACACCCGATCATCGGTGTCGCTGTAGATTGCGTCATCCGGGTGGAATGCCCCACCACAATGGTCGCAGGTAAGTCGTACGTAATGGCGACTGTTAATGTAGCCAGTCGTGGAATCTGTGTTGTTGTAGTTACCTTCCCGATAACGCTCGCAGTGTGTGACGTGAAACTCCTTCGTAGCCTGATCAAACTTAATATCGAAGGAGCCGGCGATGTTATCGAAGTACGGCATGGGTGCGTGCCACTCATCGCGAGTAGCGTGTTTGAGACCCGGCATCGTAAAGCTGCACCCACGAGCGAAGCTGTCGGTAAGCTGGGTCGTACCAGCCTCTTCCAGCATCTTGACCAACTTCGTAGACCACATATCACCGCCCGGATATACACGACCGTAGCGCCAGCCCTTCCTCGTTTCATAGACGATGCAGCGGGCTACGACACGGTTGCCACGAGTGATAAACGCACCCCGAGTGTGGGGGTGATATGCGAAGAACGAAGTTGGGCAGTGCTTGTTGGTAAGCAGCGTGTGCCAGTGTTCCACATTATGGCGGGGGTCGCCGTCCCCACGAACGAACATGCACGAGCCGGGACCGGAACCGTACATGATCAGGAAGTCTTCCGGCTTGTCTGCATAGGTGATTTCCAGCGGACGACGCATGTCTTCGATGTACTGAGACATGTTGCGCACTAGATGATCACCAATACCCAGTTCCTTGACGTTAGAGAAGCGAGACACGGCACGGGCGATAGTCATCTCCTCATACCGCTTGAGCCGACGCCATGCACGGTTAGTAGTGGCCCATGCCTGTGCCCGACGTGGGTCAGCCAGATCGTCCTTGAGTTTTGTGAGGAAGTCGGGGAGGGCCTCGTCGTAGCAGAAGAACGGCGTGCAGAACTTGTAGATATCGTCACTTGCCGTACCCGTCATGCTGATGTTTGTGAATACACGAACCGTGTCCGGTTTGGACCCGAACATGATGGGGGCGGTGAAAGCGAAGCGAGTGTTCTGCAAATTCTCACAGGCATACCGGCGAAGCTCCAGAAAATCCTTGGAGACAAACCGGACAATGCGCGCTGCCATGGCAAGCGGCGCGCTGTTGATGTTGAAGTCATAGCCCCCGTTGGCCATGACCTCATCCGGATTCTGCCCCTGCTCCTTAATGGCAGCGCGCAGACAATTGATTTGTTCTCGTGTGCTCAGTGTGAACATGCGAGTCATCGTAGATACCTCACGTAGATTTTGCCTGTTTGGATTGAGCGCAAGAAGACGTGCTTAATCGTCTTGTTGACGTAGCGCCACTTAAGGTACGTCAACCAACTGGGAAACTTATGATTAAACAGCTTCTTCATCAAACTACGACGGTTGCCTCGATACCGAACGTGCCGATGGATCGACCAACGTTGTGCTGATTGATGTCAGAAATCAGCGTGCCGTTGTTAAGGTCTAGGCCGTACCACGTCGCACGATCACTGATGCCGAGTAGACCGATAGGAACCATCTTGTCCTCACGCATAAGCGTGTTGGTAATGATGACGTTACCCGGCTGGAAATTGTTAACACTAAGAGCGTCTTGATTACTCTTGTATGCTTCAAGTTTAGTGAATTTGATCTTGCCCATACCAACAATCGTTGCATCGCGCCCCGATAGGCCGAGGGCTAGCGAATGAGAGCGAAGGTTGATGCTGAGATACCGATCAAATGGGTCTACCTTGCCAAGATTTAGAAACAGTGACGAGCCAGTGCCACGATCCGTCTTAAAGACGGACAGCATGGGCACGTCTTCGCGTCGAACTGTGACGAATGCAGAGCCGTCACGAGAAAGAGTAAGCATGGTTCATCAATCCTGTAGTGGAGTGGAGGAGACAGTTCGATACATATTTGCTGCATCGAACAGAAACTTAGCAACAGTAGTTGGTCGCATGTTGCGCATGATTGCTGGATTGGGATTAGGCTGTGACTGGACAACGCCAACAACATCTTCTCTTGTCATGCGTTTTAGGTCACGTGCCTGCACTTGCTTGGGGTGTTGCAGGAAATGAGGAAGCTGCGTTGACCAGCGATAGAGAAATGGATCACGGTACGCAAAGATGCGCCGTGCTACTGCTTGCACTTGGTAACGGCTGTTCCTATACCCCACAATACGACCAAGGATTTCTGTAGTGGGATCGTACCTAGCAAACCTAATAGGAAAGGTTACAACCTCTCCTACATCGAACATCCTACGTCGAGCCATTGATGTCCTTTGTTTTTTATTGTTATGAATTATAGCCTAAAGAGGTATCTATGTCAAGCCGCCTTACGACTGTAGACCTTTTGGAACCAGTCGAGTTTCGCTTGATCGAAATTCGCATTAGTGTTGCGCATGGAACCTTCGGTAAGGAACATGCGGATAGCCTTGTCCTTACCAATGATGCTGTTCTCTTTGTTATCCTCCCGTGGACCCCAGCCTAGGCGCAGCATGAAGTTTAGAAGGGCATCAGGAGAGTAACCGCGATCACGATAATCAAGGAGAGAAGCAGCACCATCACGCTTACTCATCTTCTTCTTGTCTTTGAAGATCAGACCGACATGGGCGAACTTAGGTGGTGGCGCACCATGTAGTTGATCACGGTCATCACACTTCTGAATAGCTGACCAGATAGCTAGCTGCTTGGCCGTGTTAGTAATGTGGTCGGTGCCACGAATAATAAAATTAACACTCATCAAGTAGTCATCAATAACACTGGCGAACTGGTACGTCGGCTCACCTAGTTTGTCACCGCCGCGTAGCAGTACGGTACGCCCGTTAATCTGCTCGATATTGGTGTCGGTAATAGGGATTCTATCGGCAACTTCATCACGCCATGAGCGAGGCATGAAGTCCTGCCAGTTGAGGATGATTGCGCCATTGTCGGCACGGAACGCAAAGCCATGTTCCAGAAGACGCTCGGCTTCCGCCTTGTAGATGGACGTGCGCTGAGACTGGCGCTCAAAGCGATCCCAATCCAGCCCAAGCCACTTCAGCCCATCATAGATAGGTTGGATGGCCTCAGGCTTATTACGCTCAGTGTCCGTGTCATCCAAACGAAGGATGAACTGGCCACCTGTAGCCTTGGCAGCAAGCCAGCAGAAGTATGCTGTGCGTGCCGTGCCGAAGTGCATCATCCCGGTAGGGGACGGGGCGATGCGAGTAACATATTCCATGTGAGCACTCCTATGCTGCACGAAGGTTCTTATGAAGATACTTAACTGCTAGGTCTGACCTAGACATAGCTAGCTTTCTAAGCGAATTTCGTCTTACAATAACAAGGTATGGACCGGCTGTGGTAATGCCACTACCATGGGTTAGGTACGCGTCCATACCATTTGAAAAAACTTTATCTAGTGTAAAGGCTTGAAAGCTATAGTCGTCGAACAAGACTCTACCTGTGACGAACATAGTTCTGTCCGACCAGCGATCAATAATGCTGTAACTAGCCTCTAGGGCTGATCGCACATGGGTATGGGAAAAGACTTCCGCCCCTGCTACGTCGTATGGTAAGCCCATCGTCTCAGTAATGGGGTAGATCATGTCATACCTACCAGTTTAGGGTTGATGACCAATTCTTCTCGCTTGGTAACGAGCATATAGTTGCTCTTGTGGAATGGAATAACTGTGCGCACAGGCGCAGGGCTACCACAGTCAAGGCATGTGCGATAACCTAGCTGTAGGCGTGCAGTGGGATACTCTTCCCCGCATTTGCAGCAGTGGGCCATTGCCGACTCTCCATAACCGGATTATGCACATATTATAAGATAAACATCCTACTATGTCAAGTCGGCAAGTCAGAAAGCTGCAGCAAAGCTGCCATCGGCTACGTTCCACACCTCGGGCTTGTCATCCGTGGTGTAGAATACGCGCCGAACACCCGCTTGACGAATGATCGCTTGGCAAACAGTGCAGGGTTTGGCAAGGGCTACAGAACCGTCGCGCTTGACCCGTGATACAGCCAGATCAACGCCATGGCTGGCATCGAATCCGGCATGTAGAATGCAGCTAGACTCAGCGTGTAGAAACGGCCACGGACTGTATCTAGCCAGCTTTGGATGAGTTTTGAGTTCATTATGTTTTGCCGATATTACATGGTTGCCAGAGAAAAGAACGGCACCAACCCGGAAGTTAGTGCCGTTGCGACCGCCTACGCCGGGACCAGATAAAGCTACCGCTTTAGCTGCTTCCAGCATTCGCCCGATTCGGGCCATCGCGCAACTCGCGCAGCATCCTGTTTACTGGCTTTTCTCCATATCGGTGTACAAGATATTCATACTTGTGCCACGGCATGTTTGCCATGCGCCGTGCTTCTGCACGAAGATTACGAGTTGTTTGGTCGAGGCGAGGCTCTTGCGTGATAGTTGGTGGCACGAACGACGGATCGCAGAGTTGGCCTTTGAAGGATAGACTCATTTGTGTAAACCTTTCTCAATTTTGTAAGCGTGGTAACAAACCATGACGATGTAGGCGAATACAGCTAGGCTAATAATCAAGGGGTGATTTCCCCATTCTCAAGCCAATGCTTGTACGTCTCGGGAAAATTCTTGATTGCCATCCGCATAAGGTCTTTGTGAAACAGGCGGTAAAGCATGTTCTTGATATTTGTCTCCTCCTCCTCAGAGATATCAGTGACGATACTCTTCATAAGAGGGCCGATATCACGAACAGTGCCAGTCAGTGTGCCGTCCTCACGAGCACGCTGGATTGCCTTACGCCAGCGAGCCTGACTGTTGTAAGCAGCACCGATCTGCTCTAGGGCAGAAGGATTGGACTGCTTCCAACCGTCAACGTGCTTCTCCTTGAACTCAGCGCTGACCAGCTTAGCGAAGGTGCCGAGGTAGTCCTTGCCGTTGAAGTGGCAGGGACGGCTATAGTTTTTGACGACCACACCTTCCATGGTCGCTTTGCCTAGTGCTGACTCCTTACCCATGAAGGAGTGAAGCCACTCACGCCCCTCAACTACATCAGGGGCAGGGCCTTGGTAAAGCACAGGCACAGGCTCGCAGCCTAGACGCTCAGCCCATTCTGTACGATCAGCCGCATGGCTTTCGGGAGTTGTGTAGACAGGGCGCTCAGTAAGGTAGGTAATCCCAAATAGCATGAAGTGTCCTTTGGGGACACGTGCGTAGTCCAGCGTATTGTGCTTGGGTGATTGGAGATATTCGCCGTGAAAGATGGCGTTGCTTGGCAGCTTGTCTTCGATGCTCTTCACATACTCCTTGGCAGCGTTGAACATCTTATTGGAGTCACCGTGGAATACATTAGCGTTCTTGGAACGCATGTATACAATGCCATCCAGCTTGCCGAAGTTGAACTGGCTGCCGTCGATCTTCTCCGTTACTTCAACAACGGCATCTTTAAGCATTCCGTGAGTAGGATGATCACCCCACGAGAATAGCTTTTGAAAACCTTGGATCATTGCCATAGTAAAACACCTAGAAAGGGAACAATGAACGCAATTAAAATAATCCCGACTGTGCTTGTTGCGTAATCAGGATGTGTCGATCTTTTTGACTTTGGCACGGATATATTTCTTTCTATTCAGTTTCGCCTTGGGCGTAAAGAAACGTAACGCAGCAGCAATGCCGTTGCGCTTACGCTGTTTCTTACGCTGTTGCATGACGGCCTTTCGCAAGCACAGCTTGGCGAAAGTTTAGAAATGCCTTTTGCTGTGGCGTGACAGCGTAAGGATGAAAGCAGTCATCTGGCAGAAACCACGTCCGCGCACGTCTACCATCTGGGAGATAGCCTCCTACGTCTTGTTCATCCTCTTCAAAATTTGTAACGCACCAACTACTCTTGTAAAACCCCGTACAGATTACTTGGTCCAAAACGGAATTATAAGAGTAGTTATCGTACGCGGAAAAACAAGTTGGAAAACTTGAGATACCAACAAATGCACACTGAGCACGAGTTGCTACAATAGTAACACGATCACCTTGATTGTAGTGCATGGCACTTCTCCTTGAACAAATACAATGCGCGTCGTTGTGGAGTGCTAACGCGAGGCACCACACAGTGCTCTGGAAACCACCAGACACCAGCGCCCCGCGTAGGTACTAAGTGAATACGGTCAGGGTTGCGAATTTGCACAAGTGTAATTGGACGACCTTTAAGGACGCGCCAGTTGGGCCTTAGTTCACCAGTTGCCACGGCGTGGAATGCGACAGTATCGCTTATATGGCTGAAATTAGGAAACGACTCAACGTGGTAAAAATCCAGACGAACCATATGGAGGTCATCACTAGTTGCAACAACCTCAACTTCATCACCACGATTAAACGGCATGACAACCTCCAACAGAGATAGCCCCACCCTATCGCTAGGGCAGGGCTATTACTCAGCGAATACGCGACAACTTAACTAGGGCAGCAGCACCCAGCACTGTGAAGATCAGACCAGCGATAACGATAGGTGCCCACCAGATAATCCATACCAGCGCGGGCACAGTGAATAGACCAGCCGCTTCCATCAGCAGCACGGCCATGGCGAGTAGTACCCACCCAAAGAACGGCATGTTACGCAGCCTTCTTCTGCTTGGGAAACAGGATACCGGCGTTGGTCGTGCCGAAGTCCTCAGCACACACCACACCGTTACGGAAGTGGCTCATCACCCGCGAATAAGTGAAGGGATCACTCTTGTCACGAGACTGCGCAAAGCTGGCGCAAACATGGGCCACTTTCTCCGCACGGTCAGGCAGTAGCCGCCCGAAGGCGGCTAGTTCTGCCCGATGCTCACGAAGAGCAGCTTCGGGACGGTCGAACGAGAAGTGGTTGTTCTTGTCAGCCATTGGTCAGGCCCTCGCCTTCGGTTAGGGTTTCAATGATATTCAGTTCACGAACAGCAAACACTTCTCGTGAACCCATGGGGAGCGGTTCACTACTTAGCAGACTGGTTCCATCGTTGAACACGATGAGCCAGCGTCGGACAGTAATTGTACGCTTTACTGGCACGTTGACTAGATCGAAAGGATGTATCGACGAACTGCGCGAGTTGCCCTCTGCGTAATAAGGATGCGCTGCTTCAGAGCCATCGAACATAGTTACGAGAGCGATAATAGGGAAAGAACTCTTTGCGTCTGTACAAAGGATTCGGGCGGGACGACCATCTCGCGTCTGGACCGGCTTCTTAGGATCGAAAGCCATTGCATACACTCCTGTTAGTTGATCTTGGCGTTGACGATGCGGGCACCCACAGTGCGGGCAGCGGCTTCCTCAGCACGGAGAACAGCCGTCAGCTTGTCAGCCTTGCCACCCTTGTTGACATGGGTGACGGGGAACTGAGCACCGTCAGGATAAACGCGGGTGTAAGTCAGCGTAGCAGTGTTGGTCTTGGCTGCCGACTTTACTTCCTTAGCCATGAAAGAACCTCATCAAGTGGAATAGGGCTGTACTTAGTGTGCTCTACGCACACGTTGATGTAGCGTGTGTCAGGTACAAGCACGTCTGAGAACGGATCGTCGTACTTGGCAACACGCACGATTTCATCATGCAAATGTCCGTGGACATTCGCTTTGAACCGACCTAGTTGAAACGGGTGGATGGGAACATGCGTCAGCACACAGTCCGCAAGGACATGCATTGCACGCACATCACGAAAATACTCAGCATAGGCACTGAGAGAAGCAACATCATGGTTGCCCTTGATTAGTACCTTGTTGCCATTACATTGACCAATTAAGTGCAACCATTTGGAGTTTATTGTTACGTCCCCAAGATGGTACACTTTGTCCTCAGGACGAACGACTGTATTCCAGTTGGCGATCAACTGGTCGTTCATTTCTGTGATGGACCGGAATGGTCGGTTGCAGTATTCGATGATATTACCGTGTCCGAAATGCGTATCGGACGTTAAGAATACGTCGGGCATCGAACCTCTCTTGATTATGGGTATATTATCCCATAAATCAGGGCCTATGTCAAGTCGGGACAGGCCAAACCATGCCTTCGTGAGGCACGAACTCGTCTTTCATGCGGGCGATAGTGGCCAGCGGCACACCATGAGTGTTGCGCTTGGCACACTCCTCAACATCCCACGCCCAAGGCGTCTCAGGCACGACATACTGCACAGACCAGTTGTTACGAGTTGCCAACTGCACGTAAGGCAGCATATGAACAAGGCGGATGTTGGTGTTGTCCACGATCACGAATGGAAGGAAATGCTCCTCAACAGTCTTGCGCACCTGTTCCTGATTCCACGCATGAGCATGGCCCAGCAAAGACGGGTTGAAATCATAATAACCGTCAGGGCGAAGCCAGTAATTGTCGGTGCTGTAAATGGCCTCGTTGTCAAGGAGCCACATGTCGTCGGTATAAAGCTTGTCGAACAGGGCTTGGGCAGCAGTGGACTTACCAGAACCCGGCAGTCCGCGCATGATGTACATTGTGGGCACAGTTGCCTCCTTGTTAGCGTGATAGTTCTTACTCAGGCTTCCAATCTGCATGATCCCTGATCACGCAGCTAAGAGCACTGTTCATTTTCTGCACAGCCGTAAACATATCACGGACAGTGAAGAGCATGTTATTTCCTAGGTATTGGCGCATGTGGGGGACGTTATGCACATCCATCACCAACTCATGCCAGAACATTTGCATTTGTTGCATTGTTCACACTCCTCGCTGTTGTTGAACGCATAAAAAATCCCCACCAATGTTGATGGGGATTTCTAATGCACACGCTATGAAGCGTGTTTGTTAACTGCTTTGATCTGTGCTTGGCTAACCACCAGATCACGTCGAAATGGTGGTGCTGGCCAAACGGTTCCAAAGCCAGCGCATTGCGGACATGCCACATAGGCTGGCTTGGTAGTGGTGCGGAAACCTGCGAACAGGCATCCGCTACCACCACAATGAAGGCAGGTTCTCAATCAATCTTCCACTCGAATCCCGCCCTCAATCTTCTTGTCGAGGTAGTCGAGATAGTCCCGCTCGCTGATCCATGCCATGTAGGCAGAGTTGCGAGTTTCCACGAGAACAAGCAGTTCTCCGCGATCACTCACATCTGCGCCCATTTCCAGCATGGAAACGATGTAGGACGAGCGAAAGTAGGGCGAGTCCCCTAGCGAACCCATCAGGAAAGCATACCCACGGCCGTAATAAATACGACCGTTACGCACCAGCCCACGGAAGGGCTTGCCGATTCCGACCGCACTGGCACGGGCTGCATTGTGCAGCATGGCGCGAGTGGTGGGCGAAACAGGGTCACGAGCAATGGTAGGCATTTACACACACTCCGTTGGTTTGTTGTTTAGAAGTCGCCACGCATTTCGATGCGGGCGTTTTCTTCACGCACGATGGGCTCCCAGTCCACACTGTAAACACACAAAGCCAGCACACAGATGGAACCACGATCCGCTGTGGTCAGCGTGCCCTCACACAGCTTGCGCCACGCACGGGCATAGGCTTCCGCTTTGCTCATCACATGTCCTCCCCTTCCGCACCGAGCCAGAAGCAGAACGAGCGGAACTGCTCCTCTGGCATAGCGGCTTGATAATCGGTGAAAAACTCTGCGTCAGTGTGGACAGCCAATCCCGGATGGGTCAGCCGTCATACCAAATACCACGCATCACACACTCCTCTTCTGGTTGTCAGTTGTCGTAAACTGCGTTGAGCGCCCAAGTATGCCCGGCCCCATACCAAGCCAGACGAGCAACGCGCATTTGTATGTGCGCGATGCGTAGCGTCCTTTGTTTGATACGGCTAGGTATATTGGGCACCATACCCGCGCGCATACCGCCAACAGCAAGGGACGATGCCTCGTCTGCTACGGCAGCTATGCTAACGTCCGCACCGTTGCACCATCTTTCAACCTGTTGCAATAATTGCCCGGCCTTGCGTATTCCGCCTGAGAAATCGTCACCAAAGTCGATTATCTCAGCCCGCACACGGGGAATTAGTGCAAGTATGGCGTGGGCGGGTTGAGTAGCCTCGTCCACAGCGCACTCCTCTTCTGATTGTGGGTATATTATCCCACAATTCTGGGGTTATGTCAAGTGGGCACAAATAATCCCTGAGTATTTCATCAGGGATTACTTACGACCACTTATGGCAGAGAGATTACATCTCTGCCAACTGACACGCCTCATGGTAAGAGGCGAGGCTATAGCCCCGCTCCCACTCAGCACGGGCATCGGTGCCAACATCGAATGGATTGACTTTGCTGCTATAGAAAGCAGCATAGCCCATGTCGAATGGAGACATTAAAAGTCCTCCGGGTCGGGGGTTTCGTTAAGATCGCGGAACTCGTGCCACAGATCATACGGCACGTAGAGAACTGCCGTAGTCTCATCGGTGGTGACAACAGCAACCAGAACGTCGCTGTCGGCATTGAAGTCGGTGGCCAGCACCTTGATCGTGCCGGGAATGATAAGAAGGGGTTCGACCACCGCAACCCCCTCATACGTCGTCAGAACGACGCCACGCTGCTTGTTAGCAGCAAGGCGATAAACGGCAGGTGAGTACATGACACACTCCGTTGTTGGTGGTGGTTGCTCATGTCTTCCTTGATTATGGGTATATTATCCCATAACCTAAGGGCTATGTCAAGTGGCACATAGGGTATGTTACCCCGGAGTAATAAAGGAAGGTTATATCTATATGGGTATGCAAATGACGTTTGTCAAGGGGTAAAGAAAAATATATTTTCATGGTTACGTAAAAACCATAACCACAGACATAGCGTTACGCACATAATTTTGACATACGACAACATCTCTACTTCGCACAAACATAGCTTTATCCTGACCTACGCAGGCAGCGAACTTGCCAGCGAAATGATAGTAGACAACTTATGATAGTTCGGCCCTGCCGCCAAAATTCGGGCACAAAAAAACCCCCGACCTTTCGGCCGGGGGCTTCGATGTGGGGTTGTGGATCAGGCGGCGGCGCTCAACTTGGGCGCGTTCTCCTTGTCAACCGGCTTAATGGAGAACGTCCCATCATCCATGACATGCGCGTCAAGGGTGACGTAAAGGTCCGCCATGGCGTTGCGGAGGTTTTCGGTCTTGGCGATAACCGCGCGAACCTTGCTGGACTTAACCGCATTGACCATCGCACCGATCAGGGCGAGAAGGTTAGTCGGGTCCTTCAGATCGGACGCAATCTCAGCAAGGGTTTCGGCAGGGGTGGCGGTCTTACCTTGTCCCGCACCAACACCATTCTTGCGCTTTTCGGCTGTCAACTTGCCCGCACCATTCGACCCCTTGTTCTGGATCAGGATGGCGTATGCCAGATCAATTTCCGCGCGGCTACCCGGCTCGTCGATGGACGGGCGGGTTTCGGTAACGGTCTTCTTCTTGACCGTCTTTTCGATATTGGGGGCGTAGATCGACTTATTCAGCATGAGGAGCCGCACCCATCCCTTGCCGGCCGGGCACGCAACAGACTTACTAACCTGTTGCTTGCTGTTTTCGACGCGCCACCATCCGACGTAAACACCAGTCCGGGCACCCTGCGACACAAGAGCGGCCGCTTTCCGCGCCGTCACCAAGTGGCTGTCAAGCGTCTTATACGACGACGTGGCGTTTTCCTTTCCGCCCATCGCGTCGTGAACAAACGCAGTGGCATCCTTTTCGGCCGGCCACTGTCCGTTCTGGCAGAAGTACAGCGCATAGAAGTCCGCGACGGACACGATCAGGTTAGAGAGATTGCTTTCTTCGATCTTGACCACTGCGGTTGCGATGGCGGAAGCCGCTACCGCGACGTTCTTACGCACAGCGTCAAGGTTATCGACGGTAGGGGTGTAGCCAAAAGCCGAAACCTTGGTGACATCATGCTTCTTTGCGGTGACAGACATTTGACACTCCGTAGGTTTGCCCACCTTTAGGGCGGTTTCGTTGGGGCGGAATTGCCTTCCAACTGTTGATAAGTGTAGTCCCTTTTAACCCCTATGTCAAATCATTGGCTATGCGTTTTCGGAAGGGTTGACCCCACAGTTTTGCATTTACCGGTAGATGCATAAATGAGAGGTCCCGAAAGGGTAGCTATGCATTTTTGTGGTATCTCCCACGGTTGCATCCCTCACCACAAAGGGTTGCATCTTTCGTGTATGTATAAGGTGTGGTCCTATACAAGTAGTCGTGAGACTAGCCTAAGACAGTTTGGAGTATCGTATAGATTCCTAAAGACTAGCCTAAGACTAGAGAAGGGGAGTTGATGGGGTGCAAGTAAAGGCGAAGATGACGTGAAGTATTGCCTAAGTGTAGATGATCGGTTGTAGAAGTCTGATAGATGCAACCGCTCCACCCCCATTCCTAGGTTTAGGAAAATGATCTGGGCGCTAGGCTGTCTGGGGTGGCTCTACGTGCGTCCTAGCTGGCACCATGTCGTGGTATGGGTGGAGTCACAGGCGGTCCTAGGGCGATCCTAGAGGCTTATGGCAGGTACAACCAACGCGCACATAGCACAACTCACGGGTGTGACAGTAACTACGGGTTGAAGATGTGGTATAGGTGTTCTACTGTTTGGTGTATTGGTGTAGTGTACGAATGGTTGCAGTCTGTATTAATCAACCCCATCCCCGGTTGCATTTGGAATGGGCATAGGACTGTTTCAATAGGTGAAACAAGGATGATCGGGGGGATGGCTGGAACAACCTTTGACGCATGATGATCGGAACACACAACCAACGATGACAGTACGTCCATAGTCCTATTTGAGCGTGTGGGCTAGGATTTCTACCCTATTTTGGGACTATGGTCACAAGCATTGGGCTTGGGTGGGCAAGGGGCAGAGGGGGTACGGAGGAACGTATATACACGGTTGGGATAAAATCTCTAAAATAAAAGTCGTACACTACTCTGTAACAATCTGTAACAATTCAATGTATACACCCCATATTGGTATCAAGTGCAACTAAAATATAGTGTTGAAGAATCTGTACACTAGTGTTTAGGCCATGGCTTTAGTAGTGGCATTCGCCATTAACAGAATAAAAAAAAAAAACACAGGCCCTATAGAGGAACCTGTGTTGGTGGATTGTTAGCTGGTGGTTAGGCTTATATAATGCCATTCGGCAATTGTATTACAACAGCCAGTACCAGTTGGGCCATGACCTAAGCTAGCTTATAATAGGGGAGGGGGTATTTTTTGTGAGTGGGGATATATTAGATCCCTCAAACAAAGCTCTTATTAAATACCACATTTTTAAAAAAAGTCAAGCAGATAATTAATATAGAGTGAATATTTTTTATCCGAGGTAGGTTGATATATGTTAACCCCGGAGATATAATCAATAGATGTATATCTATGAACACTTTTTGAGCAAAATTATTCCATAGAAAATTTAAAAAAGTTAAATATTTTTTTTCTTGACAAATATCCAACTTTGTGGTATAAGTTTTTATCAATTGAGTAAAATAATGCTTGACAAATTTTTATTCTTGTGTACATAATGACAACATTAGAAAAACTATACCTTCTCGCGAGGAAGGGTGATCAATTCCGCCTTTACGTGCCGGGTTCTTATGTGATCTACACACGGTGGGCGATTTACGAAAAGACCGGCATCTGGCTAGAGCCAGAACAAGTAGAGCAATACCTTTATGAAGAAGGTCTGTTGCCAAAACACGAAATCCGGTCTGTAAAAAAGGCTCTAATTGAGCGACGACAGATTAAAGATGGGTAAGACATTCAAAGACCGTCCTGAGCAGGATGATGATGCAGACTTCCGCCGTAAGGTCATCAAGCGACGGGAAAATACCAAAAAGAAAAAGTCCACGCTTGAAGCGGATAATCTGGACCTTTTCGATAAGTATGGTTTAGGTGGATGAAAGCGGTTATCGCATTTCTCGTAGCTTTGTTTATTTCTGTTGGTGCTCAAGCCCAACTTGCCACAAGTTTTGTCTGTAAAGACCCTGCACCGTATTTCAATGCGGAACAGGTTTACAAATCAGAAGGCAACCAAGGCGCTGTGACATACATGAATATGTCTGTTGCGACTGGTCAATGCCTCGTACTTCCGGTGCCCGTACCTGTAGAGGTGGTTCATGAAGTGGGCACCATCAATGTTGACGGTGATCAAATCGTCGTTGTGCATGTTCGTAATGCAGCCGGTGGAGAGGGCTACGCCCTAGTATCTCCAAAAGACCTTCCCGGTAATCTTTGATGCCAAAGCCCAAGATTCTAAAACGGCTAGAATATCAGCTTTCTCAGAAAGGATATTCTGAAGAAGCCGCAACTAAAATTGCTGTAGCTGGTTTGCAGAAAAGTGGCAATCTTAAGCCCGGTTCTACGGAGCCTACTGCAAAAGGTGTTAAGCGCGGTAACATGACCGCTGCTGAGCGCGCTAAGGATAGAGCAGCTAAAAAGACTGGGCGAAGCGCGTCAGAGTATAAATACAACCAGCTAAATAATACAGCTAGGTTGAAAAAGTAAATTGGATGGGCTGTCACTGGCGAGACTAGCTGACTGTAAATCAGTGGCTTTGGCTGTGGTGGTTCGACTCCATCCCCATCCACCATGCTCCAACCCTGTCATCCCTGATGGCGGGGTTTTTCTTCATTTGAAAGGAATCCCCCACTATGGCAGGGAAGGGTACCAATCCAACAAGCAAGGCTCGAAACACACGAGCCAAACCCCCCGCTGCAAACGCTGCTGCTGAACCAGCAACTAAGTCCTCATCTCCTCGCGTAGCACGCCCAAAGCCCGCTGCAAGCCCGCCTGAGGCTCCTTATCGGCCAGCCCCGGCCCCACGCCCTGTGGTCAGCCCAAGCCCGGATGCGCGTCCTGTAGGCCCTGTTCCCGGTGATCAGCCTATGAACGGTCGTCAGGCACTAGCTCGTAACGTAGAGCGCGTAAGCGGCTCTCCCAACGCTGCTCCGAACCGGCTTACTCCCCAGCCTAACCCAAGCGCCCGTGCTGCTTTCAACAATCTGAGCCCTGTGGCTCGTGCTGGTGGTGTGCTTGCTGTCGGCGCTGCTGCGGCCCCTATCCTTGAACAGCTTATTCGACGTGCCCAAGACAATGGTGTGTTTGATCGTCTTAGTCCGAACAACCTATCGCAACGTCAGCAGGATATGGCTCGTCGGCGTGAGCAAGAGCGTTTGGCAGCAGATGGAAATCGTTCAATGGCCGAGGGCCGTCGTGAATCACGGGTTGACTACGGGCTAGACGATATTGCAGAAAACAATTTGCGTCTGGAGTCAGCCCCGCGTGCTGCTCCTTCGGCACCAGCCCGTCCACAGCCCCGGCCTACTGCTCGTCCGCGTAACGAGAGTGACGACATGGCTGCATCCCTTAATCGCGCCATGCTGTCGCGGCAGGGTCGAGAATTTGTAAACAATGAAGCACCGGGCATTTCGGATGCCAGTGAATTGAAGCGTCGTCTTGGCGGATTCTCCCCAGACGTCGAAATGGCCCGTGGGGGCATGGTTAAAATGTCAAGAGGTGGTGACGTGAGCACATTTGGTAAAGCATTTCGTGAGGCCCGTGATTCCGGCCTAAAGGAATTTGATTGGAACGGTAAGCGGTATAACACTCGTACCCGTGAGGAAGAGAGCCGCAGCCGTACTGAGTCGGTTCGCCCAACAGCAAAGCCTTCACTAGCTGATCGCGCTAAGGCAGCTTCCAGCGGTTCGACTGATGACTACAAGGACACATCAAAGCCGATTGATCGGGCCAGTGCTCTTCGTGAGACAGATCGCGTCAGCCGTGGTGTAAAGATGGCCAAGGGCGGCATGGTGTCATGCGATAAGCCAAAGAAGATGGCCAAGGGTGGTCTGGCCGGTACATTCGATATGCCCGGCATGTCTGACACTCCGGGTCGTGCCCCGCAGAATCGTCGTCCCAAAATGATGAAGTCTGCTGCAAAGCCAAAGGTTAAGGCCACGATGAAGGCTAAGAACAACATGCCCATGCCAAAGATGGCCAAGGGCGGCATGTCCAAGCGAGGCAAGTAAGCATGACTGCTGCGACACTCACCAGATTTCGGAATGGCCAGTCTAACGCTGGCCTATTTTCGGCTTCATCTGTATTTGCAATTGTGCCATCGGACAGCGCCGATCTTACCCCCAATTTTGCACGAGGGCTTTGGACTGGCACTGGTGGATCAATCTCCGTAATTCTTGTAGATGACACTACTGAAATTACACTTACAAACGTACCTGCTGGCACAATTCTGCCGCTATTTGTAGCGCGTGTTCGCGCAACTGGTACAACTGCTACTAACCTACGAGGTTTTCGTTAATGACCAATGCGTCAAACTATCTAGAGAGTTCCATTGCCAACTGGCTTCGTGGTACGACTCTTCCTGCTGCTCCTGCATCCCTCTTCGTTGGTCTGTTCAATGGTGATCCAACTGATGCCGGTTCTGGCGGTACTGAGGTAACGACCACAATCCGCGTTGCGGGTCGTGTCGCTGTCACCCTAAGTGCTCCGTCTGATGGCGTGATGACCAACTCTGCAGAAGTCAGCTTTGGCGCTGCGGCCGGGGCTGCAACCGTCACACACTACGGTATTTTCGACGCTGCGTCATCGGGCAACCTACTTATTCACGGTGCTGTTAGCACATCTCGTACGTATGCTATTGGGGATACCTGCCGGTTTGCTGCCGGTGCGCTGAGTGTAACCGTAGCCTAATGCAGTTTGGATTTGGCATGGGCATGTTATTCTTGGCCTTTACGATAGATCGTCCGTGGACACCCGCGCAACTGCCGGGCTTGGCGCTGTGGCTGGATGCCGCCGACGCCAGCACGATCACGCTCAACGGATCGACCGTCAGCCAGTGGCGGGATAAGAGCGGAAATGCTCGGCACGTCTCACAAGCAACCGCAGCCAATCAACCAACATTGACTGCTGCTGGTCTGAACGGAAAGCCAGAAATCAGTTTTGATGGCGTGGATGATTATTTAGCTGCCGCTTCTCCGCTTATTGACACAACTCACAGTTTGTTTGTTGTATTCACACCGACGATTGAAAATCAAACTGGGTCTCTTTTTGGGCAGTGGTCTGCTGGGCAAAATGGCCGTTTTACAATTCTTGTAAACCAAATTTCAAGTGGAGCTCCGGGGGCGGGGTTTTTGAACATGTTCAACTCTTCAGCGACGGGAGGCGGAGGAAGCGGTGGTCTCGCCGTAGAAGTTGCTATTTCAAATACACCCACTTTAATCACATCTATATCAACCACCGGAAGCGAGCAGTGGAAACTGTTTAAGAACGGCGCGGAATGGGATAGCGCAACAATTACGAGCGTCTATACGGGGGTCAATAGCGCGATAGGTTCGTTGAATGGAACTGGATCATTGTTTCCATTCGACGGCACTGTATCAGAATTGATTTCGTTACCCTCCGTCATCTCCACCACCGACCGCCAACT